GAGTAGGAGTGGGAGTTGGAGTAGGAGTGGGAGTTGGAGTAGGAGTGGGAGTTGGAGTAGGAGTGGGAGTTGGAGTAGGAGTGGGAGGTAATTCTTGGAAGATATCATTACGTATCAAGCGTGGATAAATAAGTATAAAGAGCGTCATGCTGTATCTATCCAGCGTGCGGTTAATAAGCGTGAGGATAGGCGCTTACGGAACTTAACCAATAAAGCAAACGGAGGTTTTCAGTGCTTGAAACACGTGTGTTCTTTGGACCAACCCAAGTATCAACCAGAAACTATATAGAGTGGTTTCAAGCTAACAAGTTTGAGTCTGTTGAAGTATCTATTGCTGCTAGACCTTTGCTTGAAGGTGGTAGTGAGACAATTATCATAGTTATCTATCATTTGGCGCTATAAGAAAGGACAAGATGTCCTATTCACTTGAGACTTATAAGGAAGATAAGATTGCTTTAGATTGTGCTAAACAACAGTTATCTAAACTAGTTGCAGGTGAAGGAGATGGTTTACCGAGCTTATATCATGGAGAATATGCTAGGATATCAACTTACTTTGGTCGCAAAGATGAAATTTCTGGTATTACGAGTTATGGAGACGCGGTTAGGCGCGTTGCTAGATGCTTTATGGTTGTTAGTACTGCTAGGAGTATTAATGGTTTCGACTGTAATATCTATGATAGTATTCTTCAGCAGGTAGAGAAGAAGATTAAGAGTATGAGGGTGTTTAGACATAGGGCGAAGATTAAGTGCTTTGCGCCTAAGCAGCATGGAAAAGGCTGTATGTGCGCTAGATTAGCGGCAGTTGAGGCTGCTGTAAGTATAGCTAATAGTCAAGCGCCAAATGATATAAAAGAAGAGTTACAGGCTAAGGTGAGCGGGGCGTTGATATTAGATAAGGAGTTTGGGAATGAGATTCCTTCACCTTCAAATAGGGAAGCTTGATTTACGGATTGGTTTACTGTTTAGATGGGGTAGTTGTTGGATTGGCATACATTATGCGGCTATATATAACAGACTTTGTGTAAATTTAGTGCCGTTTATTACAATTTGGTTTGTTGGGAAGGAAGGAGATTTACCATGAGCTATAATTGGTTGGATAATAAGTCATGGGACCCGACTTTGTTGGTCGAAAAGCGTCCACTAACTGAGGCTTCAGTTGAACCTGTTGAGCCTGTACAGAGGATTAGCACAGCACATGAGTCGGAGTATAACTATTTTGATTGGCTATATCAAGGCTATGAGATTGGAGGCGAAGGTTAAATGAGATTCAAAACTGAATCAGGCTCAACCTATAGCCTAAACAAGAAGAAGATGACTTGGAAAAGATTAGGAACTACTAGTAAGTCTGGTCCAATTAGAAATGAGCACGGACATTTAATTACGTGGCCCTACCTTGCAATCGGCTTCCCGGCGTTCCTTCAAGATGATACGATTAAAGAAGGATTTAATGTTCACATAGTGAGGACTTCGTTAGTAACGGAGATATTGTAATGATTTTAGATATACTCACATCCAGTGGTACAACGTGGCGCTTGGATAGGACGGCTAAGACTTGGGTTAGGATTCTTGAGAATAAGGAAGTAATGGCGTCTGGTAAGCTTGCTGCTTGGCCACATAAGATTACTATTGGGCAGCCGATGACTGTAATTAGGGAGAATAAGTTGAAGGCAGGGCAAGTAGATGTGTTTACTTCAGCTAATGTAGTTAAAATTACTGCGGTTGAGAGAGAAATGCCAAATGTCCGAGATGGGAACGGTTCAACCTCAGTATAAAGAGTTTGAGTTTGAAAGTGCTGTTGATTGTAAGTTTTGTAGTAGGTTACTGGGGATGAGATTGACAGCAGCATGGGCAAGTTCTATCGACCCTGGAATAATGAATACCAGGATGGAATGTGTTAGTTGTCATAGGAGAATGTGGGAACGAATTGCAATACCGGAGATGAAGGGTGGATTATAACACGATAATGGCTCTATTTAGACCACGACCGGGGACTGTAACTGTTATTAGGGGCGATATGATTGAGGTTGTGGATTTACTTTGGTGTGAACAGTGTAGGTTGCATCATATTGATAAAGACCATGCAGTTAAACATCAGGAGCCTGTTGAACCTGATGTTGTAAGGAAGGAGATTAAACTTGCAGGACTTCTCACGTATCCAACGATTTAGGCATTATGAGTTTGGTTCAGACCCGGAGATATTCTCTAGGAGTAAGGATGGGAAGATATTGCCTGCGTTTGAGTTTCTTCCGCCCAAGGATAAGCCGGTTAAAGTAGAAGTTTTAAAACAAGGGAATGACTATGGCGCTACAATTTACAATGATGGATTCCAAGCTGAGCTAGGCGCGCGTCCACATGGATGTATAGCTTATCTTGTTGATTCAATTAGGAATGGATTGAAAGGTATTTGGGAGAAGTCTAATGGAGCTTCATTAGTACTTGATAACGCTCCGATGATTCCTATTGATGTGTTGAAGAAGACTCCTGAACAATATGTTATTCTAGGCTGTGACCCATCACATAATGCTTATCACATGGGAGGTAGAGATTGTGGGGACCCGCGTAAGTTGAGATATAGGTTTAATGGAGTTCATGTTCATATGTCTGGGTGGGGGCCTCATTACAAGACTCCTGAAGCTCAAATGAATAAATTTGTGCCTTATGTGAAAGCGTTAGATGCGGTTCTTGGAGTGTTCTTTGTTGCAGCAGGAGCACATTTAGAGAGTAATAAACGACGAGAGTACTACGGATTAGCTGGAGAGTATAGACTACCACCTCATGGATTAGAGTATAGAGTTCTAAGTTCGCCTGTGCTATCACATCCGGGGATTACGAATTTGGCATTTGAGATTGTAAGGGGTGTATTGGCCTTAGTTGATAGTAAAGCTCAAGACTTATGGCAAGCTGATGAGATGGAAGTTATTGGTATTATTAATGAGAATAACCAAAAAGCAGCTAGGGCGTTGATTACCAAAAATAAGTACCTTTTGAATTATTTGACAACTTTTGGGCGTTATGGTTTATTTAATAAAGGCTGGAAACCACAAGTGCACAATCTTGCAATGAACGGCATTGAGTCCCTTGTTAAAGACCCAGGGGATTTTGTGTCTAATTGGAAGTTCAATCAACCCTGGACTGGTCATGGAGATGGGAGTATGGAGAGTTGGGCAAAACTGTCAAACCAGTAAGCTGTCCTACTTGTAGTGGACAAGCTATCTTTAACTCCTTAATAAACTCACAAGTTTGTGAAACTTGTGGCGGGAGTGGGAAAGTAATGCCTGGATTAATGTGCTTTTATTGTGGAAGGTCTGTACAAAGGAACTACAAGGGAGTTTTGATTTGTGGTGGTGGGATATGTCAGTCTGAGGTTAATAAGAAATTAACTGACCACTCAAGTCTAATGAATGATGATGAATACAATAAAGCTTGGAGTATGTTTGAATAAACGAGTTCCCAACACATTGCCGAAGAATGCTAACGCACTCTGCTGGTGATGACTATTGGTGGGTGGCCCTTTCGGGCCAGCTTGGTGAGAGCCAAGTCCGCTATGTGGTTGTTGTTCCTAGTGTATAGTTGTTGATGGTTGTATGTTCGTGTCCCTCTGTGGGCGGTGTAGAGGCTAGGTGGGAAGCTTGAGGACCTACGGTCCATTGAGAGCTGACTTCCGATGTTCTGTTAAGGGCTTTATATTAATGGAATACTCAGGCACCCCGTTCTAAACAAGGATATGGCTATGACTTAAGATAATTGTCTACTAGGGCAGAGCTAGGACACACTTCTTAGAGGCTTTGTGTTGGGTTGATATTCACAGCGGTGAATAGCTGTGATTGACTTCATTTGCTTGAGTTCTCTCAAGTAGGTGAATATGCGCACAAATACTTAGCGGACCTTCGTGGACCCTATAGTAGACTAAAACCAAACCAGTTTGGCCGCTGGTTGCGCTAAAACAAATGGAAATGTCGAGGGGTGGATTAGAGCGAGAGGGCTTTTCACCCACCCCGATACTTTTTAAGGAGTAATGATGTTAAGAGTAATTTGGAACGCTATAATTGGACGAAAGTGTGGACATTGTGAGGGGCGTGCGTACTTGCGCTTTTCTATCTCTCATAGTGTGGACTACAACCTAGACCTCCCAATCTGGCGTTGTAAGTGCGGGAATCAAGTTTTGAATGGGTGGGTGAATAAATGACGGGAGTAATTCCAGCGTGGAGTTTGAATGAGGTATCTCTTCAAGAGCCTGAGAAGGTGTGTGATTATCTATTTGTCTATGGCATATTAAAACGTGGGTTTATACTTGACCTTACATACAGAGCAGAGTTTATTGGAGAGGCTGTGTTGCCGGGGGCTATTCTTTATAGCATTGGTAGCGGGGTTGGGTTACGGTTTACTGAGGATATTCATAGGGAAGTGTATGGGGAGGTATTTAAGATTCCTCAGAAGCTTTGGAAATGGCTGGATAGCATTGAATCTAATGGGTTTGCTTACACTCGTAAAATTGTTGAAGTTGGGGTTGGTAATCCTGAAGGACCAGATTTTGGGTGGATGAGTTCTTGGGTATATGAACATACGTTTCCCGGTATGAAGTATAATAATCCTATTGAAGATGGAGTGTATCGTGCCAATATTCGAGTTTGAATGCCCTAAGCATGGGAGGTTTGAGAGTATTGTAGATGCAAAGTACGACACTCAACCGTGTCCAAAGTGTCAAGAAGAGAGTGAGAAGGTAGAGTTTTCAGTTCCGGCAAAACGGAACCCAGAGAAAGGTTTTCAAAATTGATACGCACAAACTCTCTTAATGAATCAATATACCTGCTACAGCGTGCTTTTCATACACGTGGTATGTATCCTATTCTTCGAGATAAACGAACAATAGAGTATGTAACAACTGTTGCAAAGTTTAGCATGAGTTTTATGCCGGGTAATAGACGTACTATTATCACTCACGGTGTATTGGTTGAACCTCAATTTCGTAATAGAGGAGAAGGAAGAAAACTTTTACAGTTACGCGAGAATTTGGCAAAAGAAGCTGGCGTGAATTTATTGTTAGCAACGGTAAAAAATGACAATATAGTTGAGATTCATCTTCTTCAAACTAGCGGATGGATACGATTTACTAGTCGTCGAGACACAAAAACCGCTTTGTGGGGAAAACGATTGCATGATTAGTCTCCCCGATTACCTAGTCCGTAAAGTCTCTGGCTTCCCTGGGGGCATCAGAATGCCCAAGATGGAGAAGTACTATGTAGCGGAGCGAGTTAACACTGGCTACACAGTAACTAATCTCACTGGTGAAGGTGACCCTTTAAACGGTGGTGATTATCGATATTGGTGCGGCGCTCAAGGCTCACACTGGCGGAAGGGGTGGGCGAACTGTAGAGCATGTAATTGCTTCTACTTCACTAAGAAAGAGCGCAAGGCTCATAAACAGAATGGATGTGGAGCGCTACTTGAAGAAGCTTATAAGATGTTCAAACGCTCTAACGAGTGTATTATCTGTACTTTAGCGACACATCGTAAGGTATATGGATTGCCGCTGTGTTGTAAGGACTGTGAGGCTGAGTGGGAGTATACTACAGCTACACCACATGCGTTGAGACAGGCTATGAATCAGATTAAGGATGTTAAGAAGAAGGGAGGATAAGATGTCTTGTTATGTTACAGGTAGCTATGAAGGGGACCGAGAACTTGACACCCAATCTATCCACCCAAAAGTGGGTCCGTGAGCATGAAGCAATTTGATAAGAAAAGGAGAACGAAGTAATGTTAAGAGAAATGGTTGGACATCCAAACTTGATTCTGGAGACACTTCCAGAGATTTGTGAGAAGAATGGGTGGGGGTTTAAGAGCAATCCTAAGAAGTTGTGGGGACATAACGAGTGGGATGCGGTTCACTGCCAGATTACGGCAAAGGACTTTAATGCAGTGTTTATGCTTCAGCAGATGCCGGGGTGCTGTGCGGTTTTGACAGCGAGCTATATTGACCCGATGCCTAGGGAGCCTCTTTATTTTAATCAGGTAGTTGAAGCTATTCGAGAAGCGGCATATGAGGCAGGGTTTGGGTCATTGATTTTAACTCAAGTTATGTCTTATGAGAGGCTTAATAAACATCTTTGGGGTAATCTAATTAACTATGAGATTAGTAAGCCCTTTATAAACGCTAAGTCAGGGAATAAGGTTGTCTATCTTACGAAGGATTTGGGACAGAAAGCTAAAAGACCAGGGTTAGAGATTCCAGCTTAATTTGAAACGATTATGAAACGATTTACTACACAAATAGTATCAAAGTGGATTAAAAAGCCTGAGAGTATAACTCATGCAAGAGGAATTAAACCCTTTCCTGGGAAAGCTCCTACTCGTATATTCTTAAGTGCGATTGCGGGAAAGCGTAGTTTTATGTATCTTGGTAAGCCATCTAGAACTATGTATAATGAATGGTTGAAGTTCTGTAAGGTTCCAGTTAAGAACGTGGAAGCTATAACGATATATGGAGAGTTTGACCGAGGAGGGTTACTTCATTTAGACATGAATTATGCTGGAGGATGGAGTCCGGGTGTTCGTAAGACGAATGTAAAATTGTGGCAGTTTTATCATCCTGAAGTTATGGCAGAGAACTTTCCTAATTGGTTAAAATGGCCGTATGTTGTATCTAAAGGTATATATCGTATCGCTTAGAGGGATAAATGGAATTTGCTGAATTGAAATCTACATTCTTGAAATCTGTTGTTGAACATGCATATACAACAATTGAAGAGATTCCTGAGAATGTAAAGATAGGGATACCAAATAGGTTAGTGGAGAAGTGGATTGGCCAGATGAATACTGTTAATTCACTTACTTGTATCCCCCAGAATCCAAGGTTAGTGAATAGGTTTACGGTAGGGGCGGACCCAGAGTATTCATTGTTAGACCCGCTAACTAGCTCATTAGTACCTGCTATGAAGCTTGGTTTAAATACTGGATTAGCTTTTGGTATGGATATGAATGGTAGGTTAGTTGAGCTTAGGCCACGGCCAAGTAGGTTTATATTGGATATTATTGCATCTATGTTGGCAGAGTTGAGGTGGATGGCAGTTACTTTTCCGAGTAGCTTGGAGTACAGTTGGTTAAGTACTCCTTGGGATGGTCAGGACGGAATTGGGGGACATGTTCATTTAGCAAGAAGGCGGGGAGCAATAGAAAGAGACAGAGATATAAGCACTTTTGATACTCTTAATATGTCTTTGATGTTGTTGGGAGTTTTCAATGATAAACTTAATGACTATCGTCGGGCTAAGACTAAGTATGGGCATTATGGGGATTTTAGGCCTCAGCGATATGGATATGAGTATAGGTCCTTTCCTACATGGATGGATTCCCCTTGGATGGCGTATTTAGTGTTAGTGTTGTCTAAGCTTACAGTATATGAGCCTAAGTTGATACTGAATATATACAAGAACTCTGAGAGGAAAGCTAAGTTCCTTGAAAAGGCCATAAGTAATTTGTTAGCTTATTATAAGAATGTTGACGATGACGCTTGGATTGCTTTTAATGCTTTGAAGAAGTGGGGATTACCTAAACAACAAGGGGCAGGAGATTTTAAGGTAGAATGGGGAATAGTATTTCCTCAACCAAACAAGATGCCGGTTTCTTATTATCCTTCAATAATTGAAGGGACTGAGAATGAGAGACAAGCTGTGTTTAATTATCTTGTAAATAAAGAAGCTATTCGTCCCGACCTACCAGTTTGTAATTGGGAGCCTAAAGAGCTGCCAAAGGGCTATATATGGAATATGAGCTTCACGCAGACGTATCATAAGATGGGCGTAGGAGAGATTGTACATGATTTAGCTTGTCATAGAAGTATGAGGATTGAGATTACTAGTAGTGACCAAGCTAAAATTATCCAATATGAGGAAGGGAAATATGATTTTAGTAAAGGATTACAAGAGATAACTAAGATATTTCCGAATATGAAGTTAGCGCGTACTAATGTTGGTAATGATGTTAAGCATCTTAGAATTTGTCTTCCACAATCTCTTAGACAGTATAATACTATTCAACAAGTTAGAAAAGTTCTTACATCTGGGCTATTTCCAATATGGAATGTTAAGGATGTTAAGGAAGGGTGTTTTGAAGATTGGGTCAGAAAGAATGAGGTTAAGCAGAATGTTAAATATATTGGTAAGGAGCTAACTTTATAATGCTTGATATAGATGATAAATTATTGATGGACTTAGAAAAAGAGTCTACTGGTAAATATATCCATGATACCAGTGCTTGGTGTGCTTCCTATAAATATTATTGTCAACACGATGAGGTTATTCATGCTGTTAATATGGAAACGCGCTTAAGAGCCAGATTAGCTCAAATTCGATTGGAAAAAGTGAAAGGAGGGTATTGATACGTGCGGTCTAGCCGGAATCAGAAAGTATAGTGACAAGCCAATCGAAGAGTACATGATTCGATTGTTGCTTACAGGACTAGAACATCGTGGGAATGATGCGTCTGGGATTGCCCTTCAGAATAAGAAGGGGGACGTGTATACTTTAAAGAACGATGTTCCCGCTTGGACGTTTGTAAAGTCTCAGATATATGAAGAGTGGATGAATGAGCACCTAAAAGATGCAGAACAGGTTATAGTTCATGCTCGGGCAGCTACGAAGGGGAATCCGCGGTTTGCAAAGAACAATCATCCTATGTTTAATGGATGTACGGCTGTTGTTCATAACGGGAAGATTGAGAATGATGATGAGGTGTTTAAGAGATTGAAGCTTGACCGGGCTGCGGAGACAGATTCAGACATCATTAGAGCTATCATTGATGAGCATGGTATTACTCCTAAGGCTATAGTGATGTTGAATGAAGTAAGAGGCTCTGCTGCGATAGCAGCTATGAGTCCTAAGTATCCTGGGAAAATGTTATTTGGGAGGTCGGGGTCTCCGCTTACGCTTGGTAGTACAGATGACTTCTTAGTATTTGCTAGCGAGAAGAATGTTATCCATCGAGCTATGAAGCCTGTTAAAGAAAGGTTTAAGATTTGCTGGCAGTTCCCAAGGTCTGATATGGGATTCAGCCCATTCCCTGACAGTACATTATGGATTATTGGGCCGGATGGTAAAGAGATGCACGGAGAGTTTAAGAGCTTTTGGGGGACTTACAGAGAACCTGTACGGAGAGTTTACACTAATTACAAAGAGCGCCAGGATAAGTGGACAAAAGAAGCAGACACTAATAAAGATGTTAAGACTATACTCCCTGCTAAGGATGCCGGGGATAAGATATTATTAACGTGTCCGAAGTGTCAGAAGCCGTTGATTCTTGGGAAGCATCAGTTGAGTATGGATTTGAATGAGTTAGTTTGTCCGAAAGATAAGGGTGGGTGTGGAAGTCCTCTAGGAGAGGCACGTGTCAACTAACTATCAAGAACAAGTATTTTATTCTAAAGAAGAACGTGACGCTCGTTATGTTGAATTAACAACTGACCAAGGAAAGTTTGGAACTTATAAAAAGAAAAATGCTCATGTATACAAGGATACCACCAGTATAATAGTAAACGGAAAGGGGACTATAGTCTATCGAGTACGATGGCCTATTAATAATGCAAACAATCTACTTAAAAGGCGGTAAAGCAAGTAACACAGCAATCAAAATAATGACTCATCATCTTGAGGAACTTGGGCATGAGGTAGTCCGTTCAGAGGATGACCCATTTATGGTGGGGTTATCTTGGGGAAGAAGTTATAACGGGCCAAAGCCGTTTCTGAATAGTAAGGTGAATCAGTATGATAAGTTCAATTGTTTTAAGCAGTTCAGAGATAAAAATGTACTATGTCCTAAGACGTTTCATATAGATGATGACCTAGATGTTAGCTATTGGATTCAATTACAACCGGTTTTAGCTAGAAAAAAACATCATACTAAGGGTAAAGATATTGTAGTTTGTAAAACCGCTAACGATATTCGTCAAGTACAGCGGGTGGGCCAACATGACTTCTTCAGCGTATTCATCCCAACCGATACGGAGTATCGGGTATGGGTCCTAGGCAACAAAGCCTTCGCCACTTATGAAAAGGTCTATAAGGGAAAAGGCGAGTATGAAGGATTTATGCGGAACCGGAGATTTGGATTTAAGTTTATTAAGAGAGATGAGTTAATCGGAACCCACCAAATAGAGGGTCCTTGTATTAAGGCTGTGGCGGCATTAGGTATGGATTGGGGGGCGGTGGATATATTGAAGGGGAAGGATGGGAAGTATTATGTGCTTGAGATTAATTCAATGCCTCATATTGATTCGATTCAGAGGAGTTCGGGGGTGAGGTTAGCGAAGCATGTTTCGATTTGGGCGGAGAAACAATGAGCAGTAGAGTTAGAATAGTTGCCATGCATCCTCAGTATGGACCTTGTATTGGCGGGATGGCTCATAGGTATATTGAGGAAAGTTGGAGGAAGAAATATAGAAATGTTGTAATTGAACAAGTTGCCCCAGTAATATTTGCTACTTGGCCGCACTGGAAGAAGTTATTTTGGATGGCTAAGAATGAAGGGAAGTGGGATATTAAGGTGTTTAGGGAGCCTAAGGGGGCTAAGATAAAGAAGTCTCTTTACGGGAAGAAGAGGATTGAGTTAAAGCTTGGGATTCCTAAATTGAGGAAAAAGTTTAAGAAGCCGATTGAGATTAAGAAGCCAAATATTAAAAATCCCGGTAATATTAAGTATAAAGTAAGATATAACAATAGAGATGGAGATGTCTTGCCTATTGACCCAATAGAAGTTCCACAGGCAGGAAGAATTTATGATATGCCTGCTGGTTGGGCTAATCAAGTAGTTCAACAGCATAATATACAAAATGTAGGGCAGTTAATAGGGGCAGCTGGTCAAGCACAAGCTGTTCAAATACCTGACGCTATTTGGTTTAATCCCAAACTTCCACCTCTGTATGAGGAGGTAGGTTAATTGCAACTAGTAAACACATTCTTAATTGGAGCTGACCCTGAGTATATAGCTTTGGATAAGGCTGGTACTTTAATTAATGTTGCTGCTTATACAACAAAGGATGCTCTTGAGGTTGCCCTTGACCACGGAGGGGATGTACTTGAGATTAAGCCAAAGCCATCTAAATCGACATTTAGGTTACTAAGAAGGATGCGTAAGCTATTGTTGATGCATAGTGTATCAAAGAACCTTATTAATGCAGGATATACGTTTAGGGGTGGGGCACATTATAAGTCTCCTAGGCGCTTGATAACCTTGGGTGGGCATATACACTTTGATATTCCTTGCGGGACTTATGAGTTTAGGAATCAGAGTATCCCCCTTGAGTATCTAACAAAAGAGAATCAAGTACGAGTTAAGGCTTTAGATGCCCTTACTATATTATTTGAGGACTTGGATATCCTACCCAAAGAGGACTGTCATCACCGTAGGAGATATGGACAACTAGATTATGGGAAGTTAAGCTCCGTTAGGGGCGCTGATAAGGACAATCATTTTGAATATAGGTCTATGTGTTCTTGGCTCTATTCACCTGTAACTACTTTACTTTGTATAACTGCGGCGAAGTTGATTGCCACTAATCCAAAGGTTGAGTTGAATGGATTGGTAGGACTAAAAATGCTCTTTGAGCAATACAAAAGTAAGGATAATGACGCTGCTAGGGTAGTTGAGAAGATATTTGAGCCGAAGTTAAAGCTAGAGGCACGGGTTGATTTAGATATCCAAGATACATGGAAGTCACTTAAAATACTGGGAAGGAACGAAAATGCAGTTGGTTCAGCATTATAATGATTTAACGGAGATTAATCATCTTCGGTCATATGCAGGCCAAACTTTTAAAGAGGCAATTAAAGCGCAAGAAGCTTTGATTAAAACAAGGATAGCTTTTACTGACGCGAAGGACTCTTATGAAACACCTGGGTTACTTTTAGCCGCAGGCTGGAAGATTGCAAAGAAGACACTGGATTGGCACGATTCTCATAGTGGGGATAGTGGAGTTAATCTATTCTATAAGATATTCCCAAATAATGTGTCAAACCCTAATGATAAACAAACTAGAAAGCAATCAACTTATACTTGTCACCACTCTTTAAGCGGCTCATGCTCAATGGGCTTGTGGGATAAGTTAGATAAAGATTGGATTGTGAATATAGATAAGCGTAGCTATCCAGAACGCTATCTCACTCTACTTCGTATTGACCGTAAGAGGACTAAAGAAGAAATTGCGAAGATGAGGTATTATAGGTACTATCTAGTCTTTAAGAGTGATGTTGCTAGGTACTTTTGTAATGGTTGGGAGCCTGATAAGTGGCCTGGATATAAAGGAGATAGGGCTTTTTGGGAAACGCCTGAAGCTCCAAAGAAGAATGGATTTGTATATAAGCCGTAAAATCTGCTGAGGAGTCCTGAATGAAAGCCTTGCCGTTAGCTGAACATGATTTAGTTGATATAACCTGGTCCGATTCCAACTATTCTCCAGGGTGGAATAATAAAAACAGGGTAACTGCTAGTATACCCTCTGTAGTAACAGTTGGGTATGTTACTTTTTCTAATAGAAGGATTTTAGAAGTGTCGAATTCAATTGGCGATGAAGGAGCACGGCTTAATCCTTTATCAATTCCATGGTCCTCAATTACACGGTGTAATATAATTAATGTTAAAGGTTAAAAATGGAAATCGACAATAGTAAAGCTTCTCAATTTCGGGAATGTCCTTGGAAGTACTATGAGCAAAATGAGCGAAATGGAACAGGTATTGAGCCGCTTGTATTGGAAGGGGAGGGATACTCTTCCCTCGACTACGGTGGACGAGTACATGAGAGGCTTGAGGAGTATTATAAAGGTATCCTCAAGTACCCGAACCACCCTAATGAAATACTTGAAACTGAAGCTGAAATAATGATGCAGGCTTACCAGGCCAGGTATCCTGAGGCGGTATTGGATATTGTGGATGTAGAGAGGACGTTTAAGGTTGCTTTACCTCGACTGTGTGACCGTTGTTATCAACTCCCGCAAGGTCCAAATGCCGACGGGGACTACTATTGTAAGGACTGTGATAACTGGTGTCCTGACTATCACGTCCTTATCGGTAAAATAGACCTAGTAATCCGTAACGAAGAAGGTAAACTGGATATTTGGGACCATAAGACAGAGAAACGCGGTGCTAAGTCGAACTTACCTCAAAAATGGGGTGCCCGCGACCAAGCATCATTATATTTGTGGGCTGCGGAACGCATTTATAAGGAGCCAATAGGAAACTTCTATGTTAATGTCCTTACAAGACAAAGTGAGAAGGGTCAAGTCGGTCCTAGCTTCCCTGCCGAACGACAAAAACTTGAACGGAATCAGAGAGCTATTGACATTGCAATTAGAGATATTGTTGTCGTTGCAGACGAGATTGAGAGGTACAAGAGGATATTTGGAGATACAGAATGGCCCGCGAATAGGGACCAATGCTATACCTACGGATATTGTCCGTTCTACTTAATTCACCGTTATGGAGAAAATGTAGATGAAATTCTGAAATATAAATACAGGCCAAAAAAGGAATATCTACATTTAGAAGGACTACCAATAATTCAATGACTCATGGACATGCTAGACATAATAAACATTCCAGAACTTATAATTCCTGGCATACAATGAAACGCCGTTGTCGAACTAAAACAGACGACAACTATCATTATTATGGAGGACGGGGTATTAAGGTTTGTAAACGTTGGGACGACTTTATTAATTTCTTAAAGGACATGGGTATTCGTCCACCCCATAAAACCTTAGATAGAGTTAATAACAATGGAGATTACAAACCAAGCAATTGTAAATGGTCTACACGAAAACAGCAAGCAAACAATAATAGAAAACAAGCAAGATGGTCTCATTGTAAACGGGGACATAAATTAATGGCTGGCAATTTGTATTACTTCTCGAACGGTTCATGGAGATGTAAAGCTTGTGTTACTCGTAGAGGACGAGAGCGGGGCCTTAAATGAACGTCTATCTAGTAGCTGACACCCACTTCAAGCACGAAAACATGAAAACCTATTGCGATAGGCCAAGTAACTTTACAGAGTTACTTATCCGCAATTGGAATCACGTTGTTCGACCTGAAGATACAATCATTCATTTAGGAGACGTAGCTATTGGTTCAATGAAGGATTGGGAGTGGATTGTTCCTTCTCTACCAGGGAATAAAATTCTTATTCGTGGGAACCATGATGACCAGCGGAGCTGTACTTGGTGGATGGAGCATGGGTTTAACTTTGCTTGTGATGGATTGAAGTTCCGTAATTGTTGGCTTACTCATAGGCCAGATACTAGTCGAGCCGGAGGTTGTGACCTTAACATACATGGACACCTTCATAACATCTGGCATGGGTTTAAGCCCGAAGATGGACTTCCAGAAAAGAAACTACACCAACCTTGGCAGAGGTTATTTGCAGTTGAGTACACAGATTACATGCCAGTTGAGTTCGATAAGTTTGTTTCACATCCAAAAAAGTACCTAGCTACAGGATTGGGGGATTGATGTCAAGAATAAGGATATATGACCCTCCCTCCGGTTGGCGATATGGATTTCCAAAACAATATCTCCCCCTAGAGAACGAGTCTATTGAACAAACTCTCTTACGTGATGGGTATCCCCAAAAGGAAATCGATTGGGGCGCTCACAAACACGTTAGATTTTGGGAAACTGAAGCAGAATAAACCTACCTTTTTAAATTTCCACAGGAGTCAACCATGAAACTCAAACCAGAAACACTAGCATTTCTCCGTAACTTATCCAAACAAGAACGTCAAGCTTTCCTTGAATATCTAAAGGATGCGGATGAGAATATTACATCTGAGCTTAACCATTTAGATAATGAATTAGGCTTCGTTCATGGAGACGTGCCAAATGAAAAAACCGAAGATTGACGACATTCTTTCTATAGTTTGGTCACAACATTTAGAATCGGATTATGTATGTACGCTAAAGCATTGTCCTTTTTGTAGGGTTCAAGAGCTATTAAAACAATTAAAATGTTATGAAACTAAATGAACTCCATGAAGCTTACCTAAAGGACCCTCTACTGGTGGATGAATTCTCCACAGGTCTTGTTAACTTCATAACCAGTATAGTCAAATCTGAATGCCGGAATTCGTCTTCATACAGGCACTTAGAGGACGCAATTGGAGAGTCCATTCTTGAGGTCTGGGAGGCTCTAGGAACGTTTAAACCAGAGCGGTCGCAGTTTACCACCTGGGTAAATATGGTGGTGCGAAGGAATATTGTTGATGTGTACCGTAAGTATAACAAAAGACAGGAGATAAGTATAGTACCAGATTATACGATACCCCACCAAGAAAAGGGTCCATCAGATAAATTGACTCTTGACAGGCTTGTAGGATACTTGAATGATGATGATAAGTCTTTTGTTTTGATGAAGTTAAAAGGGTTAAGTGAGTTAGAACTGGATACCTTTTTTAACCGTCGTGAGGGGTGGGCGAACGACAAATGGCGTTATCTAAAGGTAAAATTACATGCTTTAAATTACGGTTTTTAGCTTCTACCCACGAATAGTCTATTGTAAGAAACGATATGAAACCTAAAGGTTTATATGCTCCTTACACTGGGGAAGTCGCTCTGTTGAACTGTCAGTCTAGGAATACGGCTTCCCACAATTTTGAGGGTCCATGCGGACAATTATACCCGGCTCGGTGAGTCCTGCTTATTTGAATGCGCTGCGTGATACCCAAATTGACTTCTTCCGTAGTATAACAATGGATGAGGATAAAGCTAAGTGGGTCAAGAAACAATACCCGTTAGTACCGATAAAAGATGTAATCATTTGCTTGGAAAAGTAGACGAAGATATTACGATTTTGCAACGCGCAGAGGGATACCTTAAAGAATGGCACTTCTTGTTAAGAACTCAAAAGAATTAATTGACCCTAAAAACTTACTTCTTAAAATACTTTTAGTTGCGATGCCAGGTTTTGGTAAAACAAGTTTCCTTAGTACTTGTCCTAAAGTTGGAATCGGAGTATCAGAGACGGGACATGGACGTGGCCTGCTTTCAGTTGCACACTATGGATTAGACTACGCTGAAATAAATTCATATGAAGATTTTGATTCATTTTGTTCAGGAGCAATCTTTAAAGATAAAGAAACATTAGCTCTTGACTCTTTATCTCATATTGCAAAAACCTTTATTAAAGATAAAGCACTTTCTATTCCTCGATTAAAGGGTGAGTCTTTTAAACGTAATGCTGGAGTTCCAGAAATTGACGACTATGGTACAATGGCTGAGTATACAAGAAAACTGACTAAGAAATTTATTGACCAACCAAAGCATATTGTTTGTACTGCTACCTTAAAGATTGATAAGCCTGACCCCGAAGCTTTACAAACAGAAATATTAGTGGGCGCAGATTTTCCTGGACAAATGTTCTTAGGTTCGACTGCAATGTTTGACCTAGTTCTTTTAGGTAGAACTGAAACAAGATTGCGCGACCCTAAGGACGCGAGAACTAGGTACTCAGCAAGATATTGGCTGACAAGTGAACGAGGGGGATTTTTAGCTAAGAATAGATTAAGCGTTGCTAAACTGGGTAGCTTCTTACCTCAACAACTTGATTATGACTTAGAAGCTAATACTGGGACTTTTGATGATATTCTTACGAGAGCAAAGGAAGCTTATAATAAGTTCTTAGAGGAACAACGTGCTAAAGTACAATAATAAGGTAGCTGATTTTTGGCTTAAACACTACTTACACGAAGGTCTTTGTTCCCTCTGCGGCAACTCAGGTAGCTTTGTAAAGAATGGGTTCTCAAATAAAGAGGGAACCTTTTTTCCGAAGCGGACACATTTTTGTATTTGCCCTAATGGTCAGATTTTAAGAAAGACAAGTTTAGGGAAGTAAAGTCACAAATATCTGGGCAACTTCCTGACCCTGAAGTCCCAGTGGTGGAAGGACTGTAGGTCCTTAGTGACAACTTCCCTAATTAATTTTGGCTAACTAAGCTTCGCCACTTTTAGTGGAATGAAGAGTAACCAGAGGGATAGAAATATCCCTCGAAATTCCTAGTAGTAAAATCAAACTAAAAATAAAACACAAAGAGGTGTGTGGATGGGCTTTGAAACTGTATTAGCAAGTGAAGTTAAGATTGAGAAGAATATTCCGCCAGTCGGAAAGTACGTATTTCAGTTAGTTCCATATGTTGATGAACGTCCGAATCGCAATACAGGCGTGATGGAGTTGAACTTGTCTGCCGCAGTTGCAGAAGGCGAGCACGCTGGTAAGCGAGTGTTCTGGGCGTATCCTGACCCGGAGGCTATCCAGAAGCAAGGTAAGAATGCTGGTAAGCCGATGTCGTTTAGTGCTCAAGCAATGAAGAAGCTTGAGATTGCTTTGGGAGTTGACTCCTTGCCTGGGGAGACTTTCCCCGAGTACTTCCGTCGAGTTAGTGTAAATGGTGCTGCAAGGTTTGGGGCATCTATTGACGCGAATAAGTACTTGGATAAGAGTGGGAATCAAGTTGAAGGAGACCCGCGTTTCAATATCTTCTCTGTGGAAGCTGCGGCTTAATGCGTTTCCTTCAAATAGCTAAATTAGTTGGAATACTCTTTACGGGTGGACTCCTTACAAGTATTGCTGAGTATTATGCCTCTTATAATCTCTACGATACAATCAAGGATAAGCTTCTATCCTTGTTCCACAAGAAACAATCTTCCTAACAAGCGTTAGTCCCGTGGAGGGGCTGCTTGGAGGGCTCCCTCAAACCTTTAGAGGTGTCGCCAAGGCGTACCTTGGGCGTCCATCGGCGGGGAATATAGGGGGCGAATACCCGTCCTTTCCATCTTCCATTAACAACCACACAACAACCAACGGCCAGCTTGCTCCCTCACGGCGTGAGCTGGCCTTTACTTTTTGTCAGGAGGACCCTTTGACTGGTGGTAAATATCCTAAATCTAACTACGCACCTTGGACAGTAGTCAAGTCCTTCATCACCTTTCTAATTCTCTCAACTATTCTCGGTCTCTCAATGTATGCTCGACTTAGTATTAAGTGATATTATAGCTGCGATGTTTTTAGCTGCACTCATAACTCCGCCCATTGCCCTTTGGTTAACACTCTGGAAAAATGATACAAGCCATTCTGATACTAGCCGCCGTAATCACCGCAACATTACTTTTATTAGACGAAATTAGTGAGGGTGGGTATAAGTGACTAAGTGTGTTGATGATAATAGATGTGCTGGCTGTCCCATGCTTAAAGTTGATTTTAAGTATGATGAAGATGGAGTTGAAGTACATCATAAGGGATGGGAGCAGAATTTAGTCCCACCACAAGTGGGTCCATCACTTAGATTAGCTTTGGCTGAAGCGCCGGGCCGTGAAGAAGCAGCTCAAGGCCAGCCTCTTGTTGGAGGCTCTGGTCGTGTAATGAACATGTTGTGGGGTAAAGCAGGAATTAAGCGTGAGTCACTCACTATCATCAATACAATTAATTGTAGGCCGCCTGCCAATTTGTACCCGACGGACCCTGCTGCTAGAAAGTATATCTCGGAGCCGGATGCGAAGGTTGCGGTGGAGCAATGCTATAGAAACCACGTTAAGCCGCTCCTTGATAGCCGCCCCTGGACTCGTATCGACGCTATTGGAGATAAAGCTTTACGAAAACTTACTGGTAAGACAGATGGAATAATGAAGTGGAGAGGTTCTCCACTTCCAGTACACGGAGAAGATAAGCCTAAGGTTATTGGGATTCTTCATCCTAGTTATCTTATGCGGGACCAGTCAATGATTCCCGCCACTATCTCTGATTTGAAAAAGGGCTTAGATGTACCACCTGAACATTATCAGCTCCAACCCACAGTGGACGACGTGCTTAGTTTCTGCAACGCAAAAGTCTTGTGTTTCGACATTGAAACTGACCGACGTACTAATAAAATTACTATGGTCGGGCTTGCTGTTAAGCCTTATTATGTTACTGTTGTCCCTTGGAGTGGGAACTATATTGGCGCTCTTATGGCGGTATTTAAGACCGCAGAGGAGCTGGTTGGACAGAACCACATCTCATTTGACATACCTTTCCTAGAAAGAAATGAAGTTAGGTTTGATAATTTAAAGCAACTCTGGGATATCATGTTGCTTCATCATCTGGTACAACCAGATTGTCCGCATGACCTTGAATTTATCTCTAGTATCTTCACTCAAAAACCAGCATGGAAACATCTGAACAACGAAAATATGGCGTTGTATTGTGCAAGGGATGTGGATGTTACACTCCAGTCATACCTCCAGCTACGGCCACTTGTCAAGCAATTAGGTATGGAAGATTTATACAAATACTCACAGGTCCCTTTGGCAAAAGTGTGCAAACTTATGCACGATGTAGGTGTAAAGACAGACCCCGCGAGATTGAAGCAGCTTCGCATTCAATACTTAGCAGAGTTGAAGGAACTAGAAGAGAAGTTACCTCAGGAGTTGAAGCCATATGACAAACCCATCCGTGTACGTGAACTTGCGCCAAAGGGAACTCTTGGCAAAAGTGGAAAGCCTGTTAAGTACATACACGTGCCAGGAGTGGAACGAGTTACCCCCTGGAGTTCTCCGAAAGTTGTTGCTGACTATTTGTACGGCACATTACAGCTCCCCGAACAGTTCCACCCCAAAACGAAGAAGCTCACGACGGACAAAGACGCGCTAGAGCGTCTCTTTCGTAAGACTAAGAATCCTGATTTAGACATCCTTCGTAAAGTTAATTCACTCTCTACTATTATAAGCGGCTTCCTTCAAGACGATGATTCTCATTCTATTTCTCAAGGAATGACTCATGCGAACTTTCTTCCGCACGGCACTTCTACTGGGCGGTTATCGTCTAGTGAACCGAATATGCAGAATATTACACCTAAGGCCAAGCATATTTATGTCCCAAACCATCCTGACTGGTGTTGGATTGAAGCTGATTTTAGTTCGTTGGAAAATACACTCGCTGCTTATTTTGCAAATGATGAAGACCGTTTGAGGAGAATGAATGAGCCGGGGTTCAATGAACACAAGTGGCTAGCCAATCAAATCTACGGAATCCCAATAGCCGAGATTGATAAAGCTGGTTGGCAGTATGATAGGGCCAAGCATACGAACCACGGTGCTGATGCTGGTATGGGTCCTAAGATGATGGCGATGAAGTACAATGTTCCTGAGAAGGATTGTAGGGACTTGCTTCTAATGTGGAAGAAGCTGAACTGGAAATCAGTTCAGTGGCAAGAGAGAACTGGTAATCAAGGTATTAAGGATGGAGTATTAAGAAATCCATTCAGCCGTAAGCGTTGGTTGTGGAGTCAGAAAGCTTACACTGAAGGTTTGCGGTTTATCCTTCAAGGCACAGGAGCAGACATCTGTATTCGCTCTATGATTGCTTTGATGTACGAAAGGATTGGATGGAGTGAAGAAAATGTTCTTAAAGTATCGTGTGTTCTCGCGCCATTACCAAGACCCGCCACTCTTAACGTTCAAGTGCATGATAGCTTACTTGTGGCGTCACCTTATCATCTCGTAGAAGAATGTAAAGAACAACTTACCAAGGCTATGACGCAGCAGTGGCCGCAGTTAGGCGGATTTCAGTTTAAGATTGCATTTAAAATTGGAGCACCAGGAGCTTCCTGGGCGGAAATCAGAGAGCAAAAGTGAGCACTTTAAAAGCTGGTGAAATTGTTAGCGTGAAGGTTACAGGTGAGTATGTTTACCTTACTGGAAAACAGTTTGATGATGGGAAGTTTGAAGTTCATCGCGCAAAGTTGTCCCGTGACGGTATTGAGCATCAGTATGATGCATTTGAGGCGGGGGAGCTTGAGACTGTTGAAGAACATATTGACCGAGAGGTTAAGGAAGCTTTCTTGAAGCTGGATGCTCAAAAGAAAGTTATGAACGCAAAGATGCAAGCTCTTGAGAATCAACCAGTCGAACCGGGAGAGAAGATTGACTTTAATGTCAATTGAACCGCAGGACTATCTTAGTCAGTCCGTATTGAATCAACATGAAATCGAATATAAAGAATATGAGTTCCAAACGTGGGATGAGAGACCAGAACCCTGGTCTCCGCTCATCACACTCGAACAGCTCAAAGACAGACCAGACCTTGAAATCGAATGGTACGCCCCAAACTGGATACCCGTTGGGGCTAAAACAATTATTAGCGCAGAGCCAAAATGCGGTAAAACAATACTCCTATTTCACATCTTGCAGGCAGTGGTTACTGGAGGTAGCTTCCTCGGAGAGGTCTGTACTCCCGCCAAGGTACTATACCTTACTGAACAAACTGAGCACGAATTCAAGCGACAGGTTAAGGAAGTGCCTGCTCTACTTGGGAATCCCAACTTCTTCGTCTTGTTGGCCGAAGACACTCCACCAGAAATAAAAACCTGGGACCAAATGCTAGCCTTCATCGAGAGGATGCTTGCGATTACGAAAGCTAAGATTGTTGTACTGGACACTTTCATCGGACTGGCTAAGTTACCACCAGAAGGTGAAAATGACAGTGCAACTATTCAGAATAACATAAATAAGCTTAATGCTCTGTTTAAGAATCGGTATCTATCGGTAGTGTTTACACATCATAATAAGAAGAAATCAGATGACCCTAGACGACGTGATGATAAGCCTACACTTCAATGGGCAAGAGGTTCGAGCGCGTTTGTCGGAGGAGCGGGGCATATTGTTGTTATGGACGCACCTTTGGATGGAGGACGCACCCGAGATTTTTATTTCTTTGGTAGATACAACCACGGAACCGAAATGCACTTAAATCTTTTAGAAGAAGGCCGATATATCCATGCCTAAAGTTCGCCAAGCTGTCGCAGTATATGATTTACACTATCCAAAGATTGATAAACCAACAGTGAATTGTTGGATGGACTACGTTGGACGAAATAAGGTTGATGTGTTCATATTTGGCGGAGACCAGTTTCACTTCGATTGTATTTCACATCATACAAAACAAACTCCCATCTTTCGTACACGTCGTTCTTATTTAAATGATATCGAAGGCTTTGATAGGAACATTCTCACTCCCCTTGAGAAGCTCCTTCCTAAAGGTTGCGAGAAGGTTTGGATTATTGGCAACCATGAAGACTGGGAACAGGACTTAATCAATGAGCAACCGGAACTCGAAGATGCAATTGGACATGTTAAGTTGCTACGCTTGGTCGAACGAGGCTGGACAGTTATTCCTCTCGGTCACGCATATCGACTCGGAAAGCTCAATGTTATCCATGGTGAAACGCTTACAGGCGTTGGGAACCAAGCTGGAATGTTCCCTTCTCGTAAAGCAGTCGAACTGTACGCTGGAAATGTTCTGGCAGGCCACACTCATGCTCCACAGACCTACACTAAAGTTTCCCCCGTCCAGCATACTAATAAGTGGCAAGGCATCATCTCTCCTATCAGTGGACATGTTAATCCAGAATATCTTAGAAACCGTCCTACCGCATGGCTTACGGGTTTCAACATTATAGATGTACTTGAGTCAGGGCAGTTTAATTATTATTCTGTCATTACAGTTAATGGATTGTGTTCGTATGGTGGGCAGTTATATGGAGGGAAGTAATGCTTAAAGTTGGTGTTGATATTGATGGAGTCTTGGCCGACTTTGTAGGCTCCGCCAGGAATGTGTGTAAGAAACTGTTTAATGGTAGACCAAATGACTCTCTTATTCAAACTGGATGGGGATTTGACTCACTAGGAATGTCCAGTCAAGAAGAGAGTTTAATGTGGAAGACTATTGATAAGAGTAAAAATTGGTGGATGCACTTAGATAGACTCTCTAACACTTCGCTACTTGAAACATTAACTGATAGTTGCAGAGTAGTGTTTATTACTAACCGCAAGGATGGTAAAGGTTTGCCTGTAGACTTACAAAGCGCAAAGTGGTTAGAAGATACGTGTAATATTTATCATGCTAATGTAATTTTATCAGATGATAAAGGGCCTGTTGTTAAAGGATTGAAGTTAGATTATTATATTGACGACCGGGATAAAAATGTACTTGAAGTCTTACAGGCAGCTCCTAACTGTAAAACCTATATGTGCAAGTGGCCTTGGGATGCCGGGTTTCAAAATGGATTTCCAAATACAGTAAATAACTTTAACGAGTTCGCTAAAATTATATTGGAGGCATGATGCTACTTATAGGTTTGGGTTCGCGCGCCCGCCAAGGAAAAAATTACGTCGCAAACTATATGAAGGAAGTTCATCCTGAGATAGTTCTATATAGTTTTGCCGATGAACTGAAGCGATATTGTAAAGAACGCCATGAGGAATTAGTTCCTCGATGGCAACTTGCAAACCAAACTAAAGCTTTGCCTGTTGCTAAGGAAGACCCTATTTATGGATATACAGCCATCCTTCAATGGTATGGAACTGAAGTAGTAAGGAAGAATAGTCCCGACCATTGGGTTCACGTACTTGCCGATAAAATTAAGTTTGAGAATCCTGAAATTGCTGTGGTAACTGATGTCCGTTTTGAGAATGAAGCAGCTTGGGTCAAAAACCACGACGGTTTTCTCGTTGAGGTAATTCGATTGCAAGAGGACGGGACTCAATACTATGACCCAAACAGAGATAAGAACCACGCTTCCGAGACAGCCCTTGACGGATACCTCGGATATGACTTCCACCTTCTTTGTAAGTCAGGAAATCTTGACTCTCTCCGAATCAAATCTCAATTCATTCTTAAAACCATTATGGAAGACCGTGTCCTTAATCAGCTTGGTCCTATTGATGACGCCACTGGTTTCGGCGGTTAATTACACTCAACCAATGGACCCTTTTATGGTGGGTCAACTTAACAAAATTAAAGCCCCACAACCCGTGAAGGCTGTGAGGCATTTGAAGTACGATAGAGTTGTAGCAAGCTGGTACGGGCCAGGTTTCGATGGTAAGCTAACTGCTAGCGGCGTCCACTTTCACCAAGATGAGATGACCGTCGCTTCTAGGACTATCCGATTCGGGACTCATCTGCTTATACTTAACCCCGTCAATGGAAATTATGTGATTGCTCGCGTCACGGACCGTGGCCCATTCGTGGAGGGTAGAGACATTGACCTTTCGCATGGGGTGGCTTTCAAATTGGGCTTGATTGAGCGCGGAGTCGGCGCTGTCCTTATAGCCCAGATTGGTGAGTTGGATATTCGCCCACTCATGTATAATTTCACGCCAGAGGCCGGACTTCAGACTTTGCTTCACCAAGCGCATAGTCACGTAAGGCATTCCAGCAATCACAGCCACTTTCTTAAACAGCCTGCCAGCCATTTGACTGGTCATGTTAGGAGACCCGATAACTTTTACACCTTGTATCATCCCCGACATCCATTGGACTAGGCGGGGCTCAAACTTAACGCAAGCTTCAAGCAACCTCTTGTACTCTTCTAGGCGGAGGTTATCCTTCTTACGGCGGACAATATGATTACGATTAACATGCTTAACAAATGGTTTAGCCGGATTGGAAAGCGGAAGCTGTTGGTCCTCAATAAGGAAGCGAAAGAAACGCTCCAGGCACTTAATCTCCTGCATGACTTTGAACGCGGAGCTATTACCTACGTTTTCACGCCACGTTTTATATTGATGAACGTCTGGGGTTCCAAACTGTTCTAGGCCGCTAGCTTGAGGGAAGTGGCTAAAGAATCGCTCTAAGTACTTATCGTTATAAAGCATGGACTTCCTACCATAGAGATGTAGGAGCCACGACTCATACTGACCAAGGTATTTTCTAACTGGATACTTAATAGCCATTATTTATTGGAACCTGAATTGGAGACTGGGTTGGCCATTGGGCCGGTGTCTGAAGCTTTTGTTTCCGCACTATCCATTAAAGTCTTGGCTTGGCGAAGTAGTTGAGTTCTAGCTTCGTAGGCGGCCTGTATTGCTTCTTTACCTGAGGGCGTATCGGCTTCAGGACTTGCTTGAAGCTGTCTTACCATTTCATTTGCGTTCTTGATTACCTTATCTAATTGAAATAAAGCCATTGCTTTAAACAATTCAGACTGATGTGCTTGAGCATATCTAGCAGACTCTTCAGCCTTACCTTGTTTTAATAGCATATCCGCTGTCTGCTTAATAGTCTGCGCCCGTTGAAGAATGGTATAGTATCTCGATGAGAGCGTTTCAAACTCCGCATCACTTGGCGACGTAGTAAATCTACTAATGATAGGACCAAGTAATGGAGCCTGACGAAAACGTTCCATCCCAGAAAGCTGATGCTTTGATTCAGTACCACCAAAGAAAGGGTCAAGTATACTCTCAGCTTGAGCACCAGCCCCTGCCGTTAGCGAACGAACACCTACGTCAATACGACGAGGAGATATACCAGATGCACCAGCAACAGCTCCCACTCCTCCCCCTACAACTGCTCCAGGAAGTCCTGTCATGCCGCCTAACATTGCTCCAAGTGCTCCACCAGCCACAGCTCCTTGAACACCTCCCTTGCCCATACGCTGAGCAACTGAGGAAGTATATGGACCTTCTTGGTACTGACTTGCGATACCTTGCTGGCTGCCTGGAACAATTGGACGACCATAATCATCCGTGTTTGAGAACTGCTGAATCCCAAACTTTGCAAGAGGGTGAAGTGCAGAAACCCCAGACTGAATTGCCGACTTTGCAAGGTCATCAGCTTTTAGGTTCAAGTGAATAGGTGAAACATTAGCTATAGAGTCTAGCGCTTGCTGTTGCCCAGTACGAGCTTCCTTCCCCATTCCGTAATTGATTACGTCTTCAACTGGATTGAGTAGACGTACAATGAACGGCTTGGGGATTTTTACTGTATAGCCCTTTTCAGCTCCAGCGTGGGTGTAGTAAGTCCAAGGTAGTTCAACTATCCAATTACGTTGACGGTCGAAGGTTGTTTCTTTACGGAGTAAGTTATTTCCTTTAGAATCGACCTGTTGCATGTTCCATGCACTAAGCGCAATACTCATAGCGGTCATAGTTGCCATAAGACCGAAGATACGATTAGGGTCTTTACGAATAGCAGACATAGCTTGAGTAAGGTATTGATTTGCTGCGTTAAAGAACATGAAGATGTGATTTAGAGGCTGTGAGATATCACCAAGCCTAGAGAAGTCTGGCATACCAGCAAACTGTTTGGCTTCCCAAGCTGCGGCTTTTGCTGTAAGCCCCGCCTGACGAGCACGCATGAAGATGTTAGTGCGGTTAATGTTCTCTAATGCGATGGCTAAGTCCTGAGCGGCATCAAGGATTTGTCCCTTAGCAAGCTTGCCTCTGAAGCCTAGTTCACTAGGGTTAGCAAAGTATTCAGGGTCAACTTTAGCTTGAAACGAACCTGAGGCTCCGCCGTAGCGGGTAAGCTCGCGTACAAATTGACCTTGGTTCAAGACATCCTTTGCGGCCTTACGCCAATCATTAAGAAACTTTACAACTTGAACTGGAAGGTCTGCTTTCGCTTCAACTCCATGTGGGGAAAGAATAGCTCCACTAATAGCGTGAGCCAAGAGGCTACTTGCTTGGAAGCCAATATTACCAATCGTGGCAGCCTTTTTAAAGGCGTGTCCATACCAATTTGCAAAGATACCGAGGCCTGTCTTCATAGCAAGAGGTACGCGCTGCATTGTCTCGCCAAGGTATTTAGGTACAGCAAAGAGTTTAGGCTGACCATTTTCGTAATGACCAAGAACCATTTCACCTGCTTTGGGCTGATAGTCAGCTTTAACAGGGGAGAACTCTTGGCCAATTGTGTTAGGATAGGCTTGTGCTAAATCAAGCGCACTTTTCATTGCATCGTTGCGGTATAGTTGGTTAAAGGCTTTGCGGTCAGCATGGTCGAAGGCTTCCCAAGGACTTACGTTAGTACGCTCGCTACCTTCCATTGTTTGAATGACCGTTTGATGACGGAGGTGCAGAAGTGAAGCGGCAGAGGTAAACTTTTGATTTTCTAAGTCGTCCATAATACGTTCCATAGGAATGTATTCATTACCGCGACTTTTGTATTGAGTATAAGCGTCTTGGCTAATAATGCCACTATCAAATAGTATATCAAGAATGTGTGCGCGAGATTGAAAAGCTCTTTGAGCTAGTTGCTCCACATTTGAATAGTCCTGTGGCCCAAGAACCTGCTGCATCTTCTGAAGAGAGTCTTGAATCTTCTGAGGAGTGTAGCCTTTAGGCGTCGCTCTACCTTGGTCTACTCTGTCTTGAATCTCCTTACGCATCTTTTGAGATTCTTTAAGGTCGTCGTTTAGAGCCACTGTTTGACGGACTGTATTGGAAGGGGATTGAAGCTTTGTTTGAAGGTTCTGAATCTGAGAATCAAGTGTTTGTATATGTTCTTGAAGAACCTCGTTTGTACGTTGATACGCTTTCAAGTTTAGATAGCGGTCCAACATCTCTCGAAGACCTGCTTTATTAGCATCGACCTTTATATCATTATAAGACATATTCTGATAGCGTCTTTGGCCCAGAGCATCTCCGCCAGCATTTGCTAGGGCCATATATAAGCTTTGATTGTCAGGGATAGTGAGGTCTCTGAACACTCTCCCCTTCGGGTCAAAGCTCATCATCACCCGGCCAATCATTCCCATGTTCTTCTTATCAGTTATATAAGCGAACGGGTCAAAGCCCTTATAGATAGTAGCAGGGAGTTGCTTGGCTCGTTCAATCCACTTAACTGAACGGTCCGCATGAGCTATTTGTTCCTTAAGAATGTCGTCCATATTAGGGTCTACGCCTTGCATACCCTTTTGAGGAACGCCTTGGAACCACTGCTTAAGGGTAAGCCCTGCCCCACGAACTACGTTAGCCATAGTCTTCATGGCTTGAATTACTGGACGAGATTGTAGAATGGCAGGAGCTAAGAAGCCAAGACTATAGCCCATCACTACTCCAGCTACAGCTCCAGTTGTCCCACCAAGAACATGTCCAGCTACACCGCCTGCGACAGCTCCAAGAGTAGCACCAGTTAGAAGTTCAGCTCCACCAATTTTACCTGCTTGTGATACTTCAGACATTCGCTGACGACGTAGCTCTTGTTTAATAGAACTCTTTAAATCTTCCCACCCTTGCTGAATATCGATTGAACGAATACCTTTAGGTTCCCATACATCAATAAATACACCCGTACTTATACTACGATTACGAATTAAATCCATCTCAATTGCGTCTATAGTGTTCTCTTTAAGATTTCCAACTGAATAGTTACCGTTGTTCTCTTTACGAATCCATCCATTTTCTAGGAATGCTTTTTGAGATTGCCCCCCTCGTACTTGAGGCTTACCAAGAGCTACCCACGCTAAAGTATCGTGGTCTGATAATTCCGACATCAGTCCTGATTTTGATGCTGACGAGATAAATCTTTTCCCGTCAGGTGATATCCAACCACGGAAGCTAGCAGGCTTATCATCCCCAATAGTCCACGCGGTAATCCCTTCTTTTATTACATTCTGTACAGCCTTTTGTATATCTGGAACTTGAATATCTGAAGCACGTCCTGAGCCTTGGTCTCCAATGAAACCAGCTTCGCCTTCTTTACCCTTAGGCGGCTTCGCTTCAAGTATAGACTTCAACCCTTGAGCAATAGCTTTCGCTAATCTTCCACGCTCTTTATGTTCATCAGCCTTCTTAACCCATTCTACATCATCAGGAATTTTATTAAGCTTCTTATCCCAAATTCGACGTGCGACTTCAAGAGACTTAGCTGGTATATCCCCAGGGGCGCTAACTACACCTTCAGCACTTACAACAGGCGCACCCTTTTTAGCATACAAAGGACGTTGAACATCACGGCCAATTAAGTCTCGAAGTTCTTTAATCTGTTCCGCTAGAGTTAAACCCTTCTCATTCTTCTCAGCAAGCAGCTCCTTCAAAGCTTGTACATGTATACTTTTAGCTGCCTCTTCACCCTGCTCTTGCATAAGTGCAGGGTTTTTTTCTATCCGGTCACTAACAATATCCTTTAGTCTATTCTTAAAATTCTCTTGTATCTCCCCAAGCTCAGTCTTAGCCGCAAGTCGCATCGTCTGAAACTCTTCAGGCAACACACGACGATACCCTTCGGGTAGAACAGCATCAGGGTCTAACCCTTGCTCACGCGCCTTCGCACGTTGATTAATAGCGATTTCATCAAAGGACGTAGCCGTCCTATCACCAAGTATTTCATGGATAGCAATGCGTATATCCCCGTGAGTAGCAGTTCCAGGGACAAGAAAAGCTTGTCCTCTTGCAGACATAGCCTTCTCTCCGCGCATCTCTGCACGCAGAGCTTGTGACATTTTGTCGCCAGCTATAATATCATTTATCGCATTAGCCTGAGCGTCATGTCGAGAACCTTTAGCTTGCTGGTCATCTAATAACATTTGACGTTGTTCAGGGCTTAATGATTGAAGGTGGTACTTAAGTAAGCCCTTAGTTGTAGCTGCAAGGTCATTCCATCGCTGTTGAGCGGCCTGACGAGCCACATCAGTTGGAGCTTCGTCAATAAGCTTCTTAGTCTTCATCATCAAGTCTAAGCCATCTTGAACAGACCGGGGAAGCTCATGGGAAGCTGGAGGTTGGGACTTAGTAACAGGCTTCTCAATAGGAGCAGGCAATGGAGCGTCAACTGAAGCAACAGGAACCTGTGTTCCAGGCATCGCCTTTGTATAAACAGGTTCAACAGGAACACCAGTATAAGTGCCTCTATTAATAGGCTGTGATTCCGTAGTTATCCCTTCATTAAGTCTACTCTGAGCAATCCTCTTATCTTCAGGAGAAGCTTTAGGGTCCCGTAGGATGGCTTTATTACGCTCATTATCATAAGACTGTTGTGCAGCTTCAAACTCCGGTCCTAAACTCGGACGAGGAGCGGACATGGTAGCTGCCTTCTCAGAAGCAATATAAGAAGACGTAGGCTTAGTTTGAAAGAGTGCCCTATTCTCTAACGCCATTTGTAATGGGTCTGAGCCAGGTATGTTTGATGGACCCTTTAAGGTGGTAGTAGGCCTTTGAAATCCCAACTGACTAGTCCCAGTAATCGGGTCTACTTGTGGTCTAGGACTCCCTTGGTTTGTATTAGGCTTAGGAGCTATTAGGTCAAGCGGCTCCATTCCAACTGTCCCGCCTTGAGCAAAGCGGTTTCCACTTGGGTCGTATGGGCGAAGGGGACCTGTAGTTCCACGGAAGTCTCCACCGGGGCCTTGTGGTTGAGGTTCGGGAGCTTTAGTTGGGACTGAGGAGACTTGGGATGTAGCGGGTGCGGCTGAGGCTTGATTAGTAGCACTGGCCTTCGCCCCTGGAACGGCTTCGGTCGGTCTTGGTGCTGGAGTGGGCTTACGACTTCCGGCAAGAGCACTGTTAAGCTCTTGGGCATTCATGGTGGAGATTTCTTGGTTAGAGAACCCCATTCCTTGAAGTTTGATTGCGTTCTCGCGTGTAAGCCCGGGTAAATTGTCGGCAGACACCCCACCCTCAATGGGTCGTCCAGTCATTAAGGTGCCAGCTACATCCTTAGCCCTTCGAGCTTCTTCAGTTGCACTAAGGACTCCAAGGGTCTCACCAGTTCCAGCGGCTACTTGGCGAGGGTCTCTGTACTTAATACCTGATTCTACATCTGCAACGGCACTTGATACTCCGCTAACGATAGCATGAAAGGGAGCAAAGGGGTCCTTTGCAGTCGCTTCCATGAGCTTACCAGTACTCTGCATAGCTTGACTAATAGCATCAAGATATGGATGTGGTAAGTCTTCAGGAGGGGGTCTATTTACTCCGAGCATCCGTTCTGCGCCTTGGGCAAAGGCATTTGATGGATACTGATTGATATTTAGTACTGGTCCGCCCTTGCGTGCTTGGTAAGCACCAACAGAAAAAGGCTCCGCACTCTTTGGCGCTTGAGCGTCAGGAGTAGGAGCCTGTTGATTAGTAGGTTGATTTTTAAACCCTTTAAACCGCATATCATAAAGGGTTTGCTTGACATCATCGTGGATGTCAAGTTTGTTTAAAGCACCTGTAAATTCCGGTTCACCTCCGGGTGTGCGGTAAGCATCCCAGAGCTGCTGACGTTGTTCGTCCGTTATTTTAGAGCGTCTTAGAGTATCAAGAAGAACATCCTCTCCCGGAATTTGGGAGGGATTAGATTGATTCTGTTGGGGCATGAAGCCTCTTATTTTTTCGGCGTCCAGGTGGAACCACTGTCACTTGGAGTGGTTGGTCTGTTGTCACCTGAAGGCATACCGCGACTATCGCCCCTGCGAGGATAGGCAACTCTGTTAGCTGCATATTCGTGATAATTAGGGGCGTCTGTTCTTAAATAGTTAGCAAAATCATTTATACGCTGCTTACGTTCTTCTTCTCTAGCGTCACGTTCTGCGACATACTTTTTATATGCAGGGGAGTTAGGAGCTATGTTAGCATAAGCTTCCATTGTAGTATTAATCTTACGTGGTAGGTCATCAAGAATTGTTTTTTGTTCTTCAGCACGAACTCGTTGAGTAATTTCATACGGCTGGTCAGCTTCTTTTCTAGCGCCTGCTTGACCTCCTGCCGCTACATTAAGAGTATTAAGATGGTCTTGCCACCGACGTTCGCCTTCAGCTTTAATGGCAGGGTCGGGGTTTAAGCGCATATTCTCTATTTGTTCTTCATAAGAACCCATAGGAGTATGTTGAGTTTTAGACTTAATACTTTCGTATTCCCTTTGAACTGCTCCTAATTCGTCATCAGTTGGATTTTGAGGGTCTTTAAAGGGATGTCGAGCATAAGCAAAGCGTTCTTCAGGTGAGCTTAGCAGTCGTCCATACTTAGCCTGGTCTGCTCGTTGTTGTTTAATATCTAAGTCTTGACCTTTAAGGTCAGTCATTTCACCGAGATACTTTGCATGAGCAGCTAGATAGTCACCCTGTTGTCCACGCTCTTTAATCTGAGCGAGAGTATCTTCAGCCTGCAAACGAGGCTGAAGCATTTGATAGGGAAGCATCGCTGACTGCAACATACGTTGACGGTCAAACTGTGATGCTCCAAGGACGCCTTGTAAGGCTCGGCTAATACCCCCACCTACTCCTTCAGGACCTTGAGGGCCGGGAGTAAAAGCAGCAGCTTCAAGTCCTTGATTCAATGCTCCTGCAAGGAGGGGATGGTTCTGACCTAAAGAACCGCCCATCCTTCCAAGCATTGGATAAGGCTGTTGAAGTCTTTGCATCGCGCTTTGATAAGGCGCGAGCATTGTATCTAATTGAGAACTAAAGTCTTGATTATTGTTGAATGGCATCTTTAGTCCTTAGCGAAGGAAGGGGTTTCCGCTCATAGCGTCTGGGGACATAGGTAGTTCTGAGAAACCTCCACCTGAACCGTATAATCCAGGAGCACTACCTCCAAATGGTCCCCCACCACCCATTTTGGACATTCCACCTGTGGCAGCCCCCATGCCCACGCCTAAAGCAGCACCAGCTAGTTGAGGCAGCCACGTCCCTAGACCACTTTGAGTTTGAACTTGAGACTGACCCGTTTGAAGTGGACGATATGCACCAGCTTGACCAATAGCGCCTTGCCGAAGTTGACCAGCTTGTAAGAGAAGATTATTAAACATATTGCTTTGATTACTTTGATTCCCACGTTGCTGTTGGGACATCATTGAGGCAAATAACGGAGAACTTGGACTAATCCCTAAGGCTTGGGCTCGCTGAAGCATCGCTTGATTGCCTGAGGCAGCTTGAGTTTGCATTGCCTGATTACCCATACCAAGCTGTTGATTAAAGAACATGCTACTGTATGGATTCTGAATTTCATCTTGAATAGCGGAGCCAAAAGTCTTATTCAAACCGCCAAACACACCCATACTCTGAGGGTCGTATTGGTTTGTGGAAGTTTGTTTATTTTGCGTGGACAATGTAATCACCTATAAAACTCGTTTGTACCGTATGACCGGAGCAGTTGAAACCTTTGTAGCTCCCCAAGTCTCTACTACGTGTTGCCATTCTTCGTCAGAAGCTAAAACATTAAAGTAATAATGTGTGCCGCCTTGAGCAAATAAAACTGTTTCCAAGTCCCTTGTAAACATCGCTCTAAGTCGAGTATCCCACTCAACTCCAGGAAACATTGGGTCAATTTCAGTACAGATACGCCGTACTGCTAGTCCTACTCCCTTTTGAGTATCAAGGGCAAACACTACATCCCCCTGGTCCAAATCGCTTTTATCTTTAATAGATTCAACTTCCTCTGTTGTAGCTAGTCTAACACGATTCATATATCCCTCTTTTAAAAGAAACTTCTAAATACTTGATGTGCTTGTGGAGATTGTTGCTGCTGAGAAGCTCCAAAGAAACGGTAGTTAGTACCACCATTAGTTAGAGCTTGAGATTGAGGACTTGGCGATTTTGCCGGATTTGATTCCCCAAATCGTTGAAGAATATTAGATTGCGAGAACCAAGGATTATATACCCTTCCACCCATTGAGGGGTCGATAAACATAGGTTATCCTTTTAGAAGTCCTAGTCTTGAAGCAAGGCTATGTAAACCAGCAGTTACAGGTAAGATACAGAATATCTTAACATTCTCCCATGTTCTTGCTGACTCAATTTCCTTTTCTACATGAGCAACACGGGCCTTCATGTCGCCGCGAAACTCTGTAAACTCGGAATGAAATATCATTAGCTTGTCGTATATTTTATCATTATCAATAGGCATAAGTTACCAGTATCTTGGTTTGGTCTTATCTGGTGTTCCTGGAGCGCTAGAGCTGAGATTTGGATTCCAAACGAACGAAAAGTAATCAACAGAAAATTGAGTTTGTTCATTCACAGGCGCGGCTGAGTCGTCATTGCCGAATATAGCTACAGGCATCAAACTTGGATAGCCAACAAGAATGCCGTCAGGAAATGGGGTATTATTTCCTATATCTATGCCTGGAGAGTCAAATCGTACAGTTACACCATCGCCATTAAAGATTGTCCAACTGCCGTTCAATGACGCATTTGGGGCAGTAAGGCCACCTATACCAACAACACTTCCACTAGTAAATGGCATATAGCTGTGACTACCGGATGTCCCAATAGGGCCTACAGATACTCTCCCCTCATTTTTATTGCGGGAGGCTTGCCCGCTATTCATATTTACCAACATTGTGGGAACAGTGACAGTAAATGTATTTGTTCCAGAACCATCTAGCGTCATTACCACAACACCGACGGCTTTACATGTAATATCCAAGCGGTGCCATACACCCATCGCGGGAGCTACCGATGTGACGAGCGTTTGGCCTTGGGCGTTGTGTCTTGCACCTGTCGCATACTGCTGGTTAAGAACAGCCTCAAAGGTGAAGAAGGAATCATTTGGTCCGGAGGCCGTTGCCGTTGCGGCGTGAGTTTCTGAAACTGCAATAGTATTTTGTAATGTTAGAATTGTACCAGTGCTTTGTGTACAAACAAAAGTACCGTTGTTGAGTGCGTTTGTAAAACCAGTAACCACAAAGGTTAAACCTATGTACGAACCATTTACTCCGCCAGTTATAGTTCCGTGGTATTGAGCACCGCCGGGTGTTCCGTTATCAACAGACGTTAAAGTTAATGCGCCGGGTGTTATACTTGTATCATAACGCAGCCCGATAAATACATCAGGTCGTGCAGATACAGAGCCAACTATATTATTTACAGTACTCCCCGACAAACCCACATAGCAGGATTTTTTAGTAGCATCAAAACCGCCGACACTGGCTGTAGCCCCGTCCCATTTAAAAATCCATGTTAGTTTCCATCCTGGATTTTCAAGCAATGCGAATGAATTTTGGTTTACGTTCGTTATAGGCTGAGTTCCTTGGGTATACATATCGTTCAAAAGAATGGCACCGAAGGTATTCACCACGCTATTCTGGTCCCAGGCTGCTTGACCAATATACGGAGGAGCACCACCGCTCTGAACTGCGGAGGGAAATTGCCCCACAAGACTCCACCCCAATTGTCCAAAACTAAGAGAACCAGCAACAACGCCATACGTACCATAGTAAGGAGTAAAATCATCGCGTAACTCTACATAAGCAGAGTCGTGCTCCCAAACTGCGTCGCCGTGAGTAAGGCCATCAGTTATTGAAGTTGCCACAGCAGGAGGAGTAGCAAGAATTTGTTTAATCGCTGTTACCGCGTGATTGGATTGTTTACTTGTAGCTCCAAGTCTACTTTCAACATCTTCAGCCCATCTATTAATGGACGCTACGTCAGTAGTTGAGTTTGTGATTCGTAGAGGCATATTAAATTCTATTAAGAGGAAGTACTTCCACAGCAAAGTATCCAAGAATAACATCACTAATTGAACTTAATGCAAGAGATGATGTACTTGTGAAAGTGAATCTGTAATACCTATAGATAGCCGGAAAGCCAGAAGTAAAAGTCTTTAACTGTCCAAAAATATTAGGCACTAATGGTTGATTGGAAATAACCACATTGGGGGAGAAGAAGTCTTGTTCAGTTGATGCTCCTTCAATAGTTATTAAAGTAGATGTATTGCTAGTTGCTAGTTCCACTTCGTTCATTGTTTTACGAAGTGAAGCATCTCCCAGTTCTAACCAAACAGTTCTAATTGTGTTTGTAATACCAACAGCAGTTTCAGTTGATAGTTGTCTGTCCATGAGCAGAGTGGGGTCGATAAATCTTACAAATCCACTTGAGTCAACTACTAGCCAACGGGGAATACCTGCAATATTAATATAGAATATACCGCTGATAAATGAATCCACGAACTGCCAAATGTACCACTTTCTAAGATGTAGGTCGTACACGCAAACTGTATCAGGATTGGTATTGTTACCTGTTGCAATCGTTAAAACGTAAAAATTATATGGTCCGTATGTTATACTTTCTGCCCAACAGTTATCTACTGCGGCAGGGTTGATTGTATTTAGAGTTGATTGAATCGCTGTTCCAACATCATTGTAGGTATTGAAGTCACTCCCAATAACTCGAAAGTCTGGAGTAACCCACATTGTACCAATAGGAGTTCCTTCTAAGAACACAATCTTCCACACATTTTGAGTCATCAATCCGGTTTCAGAAAAGATAACGTTTGGCTGTTGAAAGTTAAGTGGGCTATCACCTAATAGACGGCGGATGTGTTTTTCAGTACCAATGTATAAAGCATATCCATCACTAAGCAATCCTTTACCATTCTCAGCCCCCGGTGAGAAATCAATTGCATAAGTAGGAGGAAAGTCCTCCTCAAATCGTCCAGCAACTATACCAGTTGAAGTGGAAACCTCCGCAAGGCTCTTAGAGAAAATAAGTTGCGTACCCACAATCATATAGACACGTCCCTTATGTAAAATAGGGAAGGACCCATTTGGTGGTGGTTGATTTGCAAATACCCCAATCTGATTTCCGTTTACATCGAGTTGGGCGTATATGTTGCTTAAGATTAGGGTTTGATTTGTGACATTATCGACAAATGAAGTAGTTGTGTTTGGTATTTGACCTAAGAAGTATAAGATAGTCGGGTCTCCGCCGTCCGCAGTAGCAAGGATAACTTTCTGGTCTACTTGAGGGTCCGGGGAGATAGGGATGTTGAAAATGAAGACTTCCCCATTGGTTAGGGGGCCAGTTGAAACGCTTGCGGGGCTAATATCACTGAAGTTTTGTTTGGCGCTATTAAGATATACTATATAATAACGTCGGCCAACTGGAGTAATTAAAGTAACTTGTCCAGACCCAAGAGCACCTGCGGCTTGAATATCAAACCAAGTGATAGTACCATCTGTGGTTGTATTATTTACTGCATTCCAAGCTGGAGCTGTTCCACCCGACTTACCGGAATTAATAACGGTTTCAATATTATTGTTTGAATCAATAATTGTTGAGCCACCAAAGGCTGAGGTTGTTAAAGGAGCCGTAAAGCCGGAAGTAGGTAGGAACCATTGCGTACTTGCAGCCCAACTAAGGCTAACTTTTACACACGTCCAGACCACTGTACTACCGTCAGGAGTTTGACCACCATAAGTAGTGGACCAAGTAGGAGCACTACCTGAAGTGGTTCCACCTACGATACAAACCTGAATATTCCCATTGCTATCTTTGATTGCTGTGAAGTTAGTAGAACCTGACGCCCAGGGTCGAACAGCAGTTGCGGCAGTCCAGTTTGCAGTACCTAAGTTTAACCAGATTAATTGATTGTCATAAACATAAACTGGTTGAGTAGAAGATATGTACGACTGCCAAGCGGGAGTTGCGTAGCTAGCAGCAGAAGTTCCGGCAGTTGTTACCCATTGAACATATACGGGTTGATTGAATATATTTAAGGTACTATTGTAAGCTTTAGCAACTGAGACAGGTTCAGTAATCATCCCATTGGAGGTATCTTGAATCTGACCTCCACCGTGGGGATAAAAGGTGCTTGGAGTCCACTGTTGTCCAGATGGATGGGATGCACCGATAAAGTACCATTGTAGTCCAGTACTTTCAGTAAAATGCCATCCATTAGTTGCAGTAAAGGGAGGGCGACTTGCACTACTAGACGGACCGTCACTAACTACTTGATATAAAGCATTAGAGGTGGGGTCATATATCATTGCCGGGGAACCGGCAGTTCCGCCAGGATTGATGTTTGAATAGGGCTTATTCGGAAACCACAGGCCGATAGGGGTTCTATTATTCCAAGTAACTCCGCCGTCGGTAGTATTACCGCCCGGAGTTTGATTCCAGGTAGGCTGTCCAGTACCAGTTGTACCTAAGGTTGCATTAGCATTAGTTCCTAAGGCATTAACACTAACTAATTGTTCTATGTTATTATTGGAATCAACTTGGATTCCCGTTGTACTGAAGATTGTATTAGCTGACCAAGTTGCGGTCACATTAGATGTCGCTGCAATACTGGGAGCAACTGTAGGGGCAACTATTCCCCATTTTGATAGACCTCCAATGATGTTCCAAGCTTTTTGGTCTCCGGCTATCCCATCTACAAAGTACTCATAGTCTCGCGCATTAACCGCACGGGGATTACCTGCACCTACAGTTGGAGTGAATATTGAGACAGAGTTCCCCGAAACATCCCAGTAGTTTACATTGTTTGTTAATGAGTTAGCCCCAGTACCATCACCGGAGGTTCCAATGATAGTACGTTCATTAAATGTATGATTTTCATATGAATAAAGGTTTCGTGCTTTAATTGTAGCTACTGGAGTAGTAGGGGGAGCTTGAACGTTCTCGTCTCCAGTGACTCCACCTAGGTCTAGTTTAGGAAAGAAGTTTCGATATCCATAACGACGCTTAAGTGTGTTTGTAGCCGGAGGAAGAATGTTAAGCAACTGCTCAAACATGTCCTGATTTTGAGCAGGAGGTTGCGTGAAGTTATCAGTCCCTGCTAGTAACCATTGGTTTCGATAGTAGCGGTAGAGCTGATTGTCTTCAATCTTTTGTGGAGTTGTTCTAAACTCTGGCATGTTATATCAGGGGTGGGAGGAAGCCTAGTATCTGCTGATTGATATAGGACCCCGCATCTGGTCTAATAAAATTAACACCTTCAGGAAATAAGTTCTTATCCCAAACCATTTCAGTTAGTCCTGCGCGGTATAATTGATATGAGTGTTGAGCTTCTTCGTTCTTACCGAGAAGTTTAAAAGCAAACCCATTGACCCCATTAATTACTACGTCTTTATAGTCATCTGGGACTTGTAAGAAGTCATTGGGGTCAAGTAAGTTGATTCGATTCTTAAAATACTTAAACCGGATAATATAAGCCCCAAGAGGCTGAAGAGTATTGACAATTGGAGGGATGCGGCCCGTAGTTGTTAGCCCTGTAGTAGGCTCAATGAAGTCTGTCCCAATAGCAATAGGAGTAACGTTCTGAAGAGTCTCTGAGCCTTCGTTAGTAACTACTCCATTAACCAAGTTGGCGACTGAAGCGTACACGTTATAGCCGTTATATAACTCTCCAGAAGTAGAAGCTGGAATAGGAACCACTGGACTCTTAATAACAGCAAGTCTATTTGCAGGAATGAATAGCTGACCCCCTGCTGAGGTGTTTGCAATAATGTTGCTAGAAGCTACACTCTCTCCACCGAGTTGGTCGGTGAAAGTAACCTTAACTATGTACGTACGCCCAGTTAAAGCTCCACCAGGTGTAGTCGTCATTACGGGAGTTTGAGGGTATAATTGGTTTGTATTCTGGTTATCAGGAGCCGGATAGATTTCAAGAATGAACGGATTATTTGGATTCTGAATAAAATTCGATGGTAGTCCCGGCCTTTGAACCCCAGTCTGGGTAATAAGATTAGGTCCAATAGGCGGGGATGATAACCACTTCAATTGCCGGAGGTTAGTAATATCCCAGATTTCTTGTTTGTTAAGCTTATCTACATCTGTTAGGTGAAGCCCAGTATCCACTGTTCCAGGTGGTTGGTCTTGGGCCTGTCCAAGCCAGTACTTACTTTGACCCCGGTCGGTTAGGAAATACAGAAAGTCACTTGATAGGAATGTCCACCTACTAAACCTCAATACCTGCTTATGTACACGATTCGTGTAATCAATAAGAATATTAACCCCAGGATTCGTTGTCGCAGACAACTGCGAGTGGATGTCCTGAGAGACTCCGTTCAAGATATCCTGAACCTGTGGGAATTGTGTATAAGCCACTTAGATGGTCTCCGAAAAAAATACCCCTTCAAGTTGCTGCATGATAGCCGCACTTTGTAAGGGGTATGTGTAATTTAGATTACTGTAATTTACCTGCACCAACAGCTCCATTAACCTTTTCATAAGTTCGCATACCACCAAGTCCCAACATTCCAAGAAGTAAGGTCATTAAGGTCCCAAGGTCAAGGGTAGGGAAGGGAGTAGGGCGATGAATGAGAGTGGAAATCCAAGTGAAAATTGGACCTATAATGAACTGACAGGCTAGACCAGAACCGCAAATCCACCCAATAAAGGGTCGCCAGCCAGCCACAAAGATACTTGAATTAACCGCTTCCTGCTTATCAACTTCAATTTGAGCAGTTACTTGCTGAACTAGTTGGCTTTCAAGTTGCAGGCGAATCTTTTCTAATTCAGTCTGAGACTCAAGGACTTTCTCCGGCGAGACTTTAAAGACACCAACTATCTTAGCGAAGGCATCTCCAATTGAACCACCAATTAAACTAGATATATCAAAGCCCACTTAAGCTCTCCTAACAACTTTGAACACGCCTAAGCCATCCACGTAAAAATTGATATAGCTCTGGTCGTTGTGCAACTAAATTAGTGTAATAATGACTCTGACTAGCCCTAATTTCTGGTAGTAATAGACTAGCATCTGACCCATTAATGGTGGACTCAGTTTGCTTGCCCCACTTTCCATCGACTCCACAATGTCCGCCTATATCGTTTATGGAGATTTGGCAGAGAGTTATAGCTCGTTTAATACCCATATTAACGGACATATCGAGGAGTTTAGTGGCTATATCTTGATTGTTTAGGTCGCCATAGAGCCAGTAGTCGTGGCGGTAAATCTCAGCGGCTTGCTCATTAGTCAAGTGCTTGATATCCAAGTTTGGATAAGCCCGTTTACTTATCCCAAAGTTGGTCTCACCACCTGGGTCATGGGGATTAGAAACGTATCCTCCCTCATTCACCAGGACAACTTTAATAGCGAGATTGAAGTCCGCTGGCATTTAAAAGTTTGGGTTAGTAGCGGGTTCTCGGCCAATCTTCTTCATAATTTCAAGGTAGCCCGGAGGCGTCTGAGACTGCATAACACGCATCTCGCTGGTCATTCCGTTAGCGACGCTAGTGCGTACTTGCTCTGCGGTGATTGGGTCGAGGAAGTGACGGCCAGGGCCGAACTGTTGGAAGTTATGGTTAATGCCTTTATGGGGCTTGCCAAATAGGTCGTGGTCAGGAACAACCACCCATTCCCAGTTAGCTTTATCTTTCGCATCTACGATACGCTGTTGAGTTTCATTAAGCTTTGGTGCTTCTACTTTTGCGCTGTTGTCAGCCATGTTACTATCCTTTTCACTCTGTTGTCAGAGGTATGGTGTACAGTGCCTTGGAAGTTTGGCCTGAGACCAGTTATGAAACTAGGGAGCAGAGCGTCGAATGATTGCCTATAGCCGAAGCCAGGACTTATAACGAGATGCTCCCTAATGTCAGTTAATTGTTATTAGTTCGTAACGGAGTTCTGTCCCGCAGACTGGACACCAAAAATCCAGCTCTGGTTGGTGATAATTGCCTTGAAAGCAAACTTATAACCAAGCTTACGGCTCTGTTGCAAGGTATCAGTCTGTCCACCAGGAGCAGCCGCATACACGCGGAGGTTCTGAAGGTCAGAAATCTGATAGGCATTGCGCCCAATAGCGAAGGAGAAATAGGCCTTGTTAGCCCTGCCAGCCGTCACGGAAGTGACAGGAGCAAAGCCCGGAGCGTTCGACTTAACGAAGCGGAATCCGGCAAGCTGCCCGAATTCACCACGCCAAATATTGTCCGGCTTCGCCAACTGGTGAGACGCCTTCCAATCAGGGTCCTGTTGAAGAACAGCATGAACCTGAGGGGACACAACAAAGACGTAATTACCATCGTCATAAGGACGAGCGCCAGCATCCATCAAGTTAGCGTGGATGGCAGTGGAATCAACGTAGCCGAGTTTGTCAGCAGCGGTGATTGTGGTAGCAGTCTTGCCGTTGGGGAAATAGGTGGAAGTAGCCTGAGAGAGCACGTTGAAGATAAGAATATCGTACGTCTCAGCCGCGTGCAGGCCGAGCACATACAGAGCCCGTCCAACAACGTCATGCTTAGAAGTCAGTTCCGCAAGGTCAGACAAGCGCAGCACAAGGCCGTACTGTTCCGCCACAGCGGTAAACTGGGACATCGCCAAACCAGCCGCATCCGGCATAACGCCTTCAGTCAACTGAGCCGGGGAAGTTGTGGTAGCGAGCTTCTCTAGACGGTTAAACTGAATACTCTTGCTGGAATTGGACGGAATGGGGTCCTTGTCGCCAAACTGGTCGAGCACGGTCATCAAGACCGCAACTTCGAGCAGCTTCGCGCTGAAATAAGTCTGTTGGTCGCTAGCAAGCGAACCAGCAGGGCCGGGGGTACCAGAAGCGCCAGTAATCACCGTAACGATGTCATCACCGAAGCCAAGTACAATCCCGACGAGGGAAAGAAATTTATTAAACATGGAAGTCCTATTTTAACCCGTTAGAAATCTAGTTTAGCCCCTCTCGCTTCCATATCTTTAATAGTTGCGCGAATGCCATCAATGTTTCTAAAAGATGGATTCTTTGCCGCTTCAGTAGATGGAGTAAGCGTGGTTTGCTGTGCAGTTGTTCTAACTTGGGTTGTTTGAGTCTGAGTCTGAGAGGCATTCGCCTTCAGTAATTCTGGCAGTTGCATCCCTTGGCCTGCAAGATGGGCAAGCTTATAAAGCCCCGGTAGGCGAGAGTGGAATCTATAATCAGATTCGGCTGTAGCGATTGCTGATGCAAGGTCTGGATTTGCTTCCATAGTCTTTTGATAGGCAGGGGAGGCAACGAACTTAGCGGCCTCAGGATTCCCACTTGAAACGGATTCAAGAGCTTGGTTCTTAGCCAGCGAGTTTAACGCAGGCGCAAACGGCTTAAGAGTATCCATAATGAGCTTCTGCTGCACTTGAGTGTAGGCTTGTGGGCCACCCTGCTTTGCGGCACTGTAAAGGTCATCTAAATACTTATTAGGATTCTGAGTGTAATCGTCGTTAAATTGCTGTGTAGCCTGTCCAACAGGTTGACCAGTAATTGGATCAATTCCAGTCGTAAGAGCGTATCGCTGACGCAATTGCTCAATTAGAGCATCTTTTTGATTGATGCCTTCGATAGCAGCTTCAGACGTTTTATAAACAGATTTATCACCTTTAATAAAGGGTTCAGTAGCCGTCGCTTGTGTGGCGGTCTGGGTAGTCTGAGTTTGCTGAGTCTGCTGTGTTCCCTGATTGTTTTGCACCTGTTGTACAGGTGCGATTACTTTCTGCGTTGGCTCTGCGGGGAACAAAGAGTCAAACGTAGCGTCGTCTAAGCCACCAGGGGCCTTACTTAAATCTACTATGCCGCCTGGGGCTACTTGGTCTAGTTCTGACATACATCACCTTGTGGGTTTCTGTATTAAATTTACTGATTATCGCTTGTGGCGATTAAACTTGGTCCATTCCTACCCGTTCAATTCTACTGTCTAGCTCCTTGAACGCTTTCAATTCTTCTTCATACGGGTCTAAGAAAGTTCTCACGGACCCTTTAGTGGTGGACTTCTCAACTTGTTCCTTAAGCCACTGACTCCAAAACAGTCCACTCTGTAAGAAATCTACTTGTCGTAGGTCCTTATGCATGGTCTGTTTAAGGGTGGATTCCAACTGAGCCTTAGTTAAAGCGAGTCGTTCAGTTAGAGCGACAAACCCAGGATGACTGGATAGAGTTCCAATTGCGTCCTTGGTGTTTTGGTCCCACCGATAAAAGGGTCTAGGCTTGGCTACTTCAACTATCTTATAGACTACTTTCGGTTTAAAGAGTTCCCTCAACTTTTCAAACATCATCCCTCACTTAGTCTTTATACTCATCCGCCACGGAACCGAGTGCTCCACCTAACGCATCCGGCCAGGACTTGGCAATCTGGGCGTCTCCACTGCAAACATTGGAGGCTGCTGAATTAAAGTTACCCGAAGAGTACTGTCCGAAGTGTGCGTGGACGGAAGTATCAGACCTAGGTCCAGGGCTGAGATAGTTCTCTCCACTACCCGGAGGGTCAGGAGTTACAACCGGACTATACTGACGAGGCTTGGCATTGGACGCCATTGCTTCTTCAGTTCCACCATAAGATTCTCTTGGGCCAGCATCAGCTCCGCCATAAGCTCCGGCTTGAGCATCGGGCCACTTTTTAGCGACCAAATCACTTGCGCGAGTTGCGCTAACTGCTGCGTCGAATTCAGACCATGTAGCCATTACGATTTTCCTTTACGTGTAGAAACGTGAGCTTCTTGTTTGTATGAGGGAGGAGTTACTGCGGCGGAAGTGAAGGGGTTTGGATAAGCGGGTTCGTGATGATAGTCTTCCATGCCGGGATTAGTTTTGGTACGACCTTCAGTGTCCCAACCATTAACTGTCCAATCCTGAAAACCCATTGTATGTTCAGGAGTGAAGAAAGGTAGAGCAACTGAAATTTCACCTGCCGTTTGATTCGGCTTCGCTACATCACCAGGCATATAAGTAACAGAAGAAACTTGGTTCTGTTGAGTAATAACTGGTTGCGTGCCAGAAGTACCTTCGCTAGTGACTTCTTGAGAAGATTGAAACGACAGAGAATATTGCTCTGCGCTTGAGTTTGTATCCATTGTGTTGCCAAAGATTCCAGCCATATTATGTTCCACTTGTTCCTAGAGAGTTGCCGCCCATGTTTTGGGCGAAAGAACGCTCTGAGTCTGTTTGATTTCCGCCGGGGATTGTGCCTTCAAATTGTGACTTCCGCTGCCCACCTTCTCGTCCTGGAGGTCGGATAGGTTCGGTTCCAGGTTGGAAGCCGAATAGCTGGTCAGCGGTATCTGCGAGATAGTTTTCAACGATATCTTGAATAGCTGCGCCGTGTTTAACTTGCTCTGTTGGTGCGGGGACTGAACCAGCAGGCATGAATTCAGGCTTCTTAATTTGTTCAACAGCGGCCTTTGTCTCGAACTTAAGTAAGTGTTGAATGAGTTCGTTTTGGAATTGAGCTTGCTCATTCTGTTGAGCGGACTGTTGAACCTGTTGGTCTGTCTTTAAGAGACGGCTGGCGAAGTTAATTTCCATGCTTCGTGCAATTTCTCTAAGAAATTCACCTTGGTTTGCATAGGGACTCTGCATAGCAAGGTTGTAAAAAGCCATAAGGTTTCGCTGCTTAACAACTTTTCCTGTCGCGTAGTTCGCAGCAACGAAATCGAATTCATAATTTCCGAGCAAATCTTCAAGTTTAACTCGTCCATACTTTGGAATCTCCGGGTTGGCTGCGGTAATGGAATATTCCATTTCGTCCGTGCCAAACTGTTGAATCATGGACGCAACCATTTCCGACATGGGTTGCAGGATTTCTAGTTCAAATCGTCGGATGAATAGTTTGAATATGTAGCCGGACTCGTTAATAACTTGAGAAATACCGCTTGCAGTTCTATTTCCACCAGAGCTACCTGTACCTTGAGAGTAGAAGTCTGAGATGCCCGACCCCATTTGAATCATGTCTTTATAGAGGTCGATTATCATGTAATCGCCTTGGTTAGGGGTGAACGAGCCAAAGGGCATGATTGCTTTATTAGGGTCGCCGACGACGCCGACTTTCCCGCCTGGGACGTTGCCCATATCGAGTTGGTCATGGTCTATATCAACAGTTACGTCATAGGCGAACCTACGATTGATGCCCATGTTCCAATTGTCAGTAATCATGTTTGTGAAGACGTTAACACCTTCACAAAGGTCACTTACGAATTCGATTGCCCCTATTCCATAGGCGTCGCCTTTAATGGGGATGTAACCCAAATGAAGGATGGGGATTCGTTGATGTGCAAAGGGGTTGGGGCCAGTGTAGAGTAAGACTGGTGGGCCATTATACACACGTCGCTTGTAAGCTGAGTACGAGGCATTACGATATTGGTATCTACGGTCTTTCCATCCAATTGCATCTGCGTCTTCTCCAAATGTTACTTGTGTAACAGTCTTCTTTGTGTTGTCCCACAACTCTGCCATACGTATGATAATACCGTCTCGGTCAAGGTCTCGGTACTGAGACATTCTATTTGTTAGTTCCGCTATACCCTCTGGGAAATATAACTTAGGATTATTAGTAACCTGACGCTTTATCTCACCCCAAGAAGTTTCAAATACATGCGCAACCTGTTCGCCATCTGGGTCGATAAGCAAATCATAGATGTCAATGACAGATAGTTTCGGACAATTTCGAGGAACTTGCTTAGATACTAGTTCCTGTCCAATTTGAATTGGATGCCCTGTCATTGGATTGAGAACAGGTAACATTGACGGGGAACCGTCAGGATTCATTATAGGCTGGCCTTGTTCATCCATGCGAGGCTGCATTTGATAAACAGGCTCAGGGCCAGTAACAGTATCAGTGTTCCAGTCCCAATCAACTTTAATACCAAAGTGCCCATAGATACCACAATCACGGGTGCCAAGTTCAATTTGCTTAATCCATTGGGCTTTTTTAAGGCAGGTAAGTAACACAGCTTGCATTTGCCAAGCTGCTTCAGGTGAACCACCTTTTGGACGAACTTCAATAGGAGGTTCAATTCCAAAGAAAGCATCATGTACGCGGCTTACAATAGCGTCAACAATTTGATGAGGGTAAGGAACAAAAGTGTTTGACCGGGGAGTAAGATTATCTGGATACATCCTACGGTCGCGTTGACCAATATACTGGCGATAGAAGTATGCTCGCCGTTGGTCGAAAGGCCTGCGGAAGTTACGCATACGTTGGAGAGTATCCAACGTCCAAGTAACCAACACGTTTCTATCAGTAGTAAGACCTGCTTGAGTCTGTTGAGCAGTAGTAGTTGCACTCTGTCCAGGAGGGAGAGATTGTGCTCCTCCTTGCCCCATTGAGTCGCCAAGTAGCGTGTTTGCCATTATACCCTAGTAAGAGGAAGAATACAGTAAGAAATGAGGTTAGTAGCTCCGTTATCAATTGCTAAATTTGCAAAACGAATTTGGTCGATTGAGCCACTCATTTCAAAAACATTTTCTTGATTATTAACTAAAAGAGGAGATGCGGCTGTAGGAACTGGTGCAGAAGCTCCAGAGCCATCGCTTATACCCGTTGTAAAACGGAGTCCAAGATTACTTGAACTTGGTGGGGTTGTTTCAGTTAAAAAGGTAATTTTAAAAAGTCTATATTTACCAATAGTAATGGCTGCTGTAACTGCTCCAACCGCTATAGTACCTACCAATCCAGTCGCTTGACTAGCAGGATAATCGGGAGGGTAAATAGCTTGTATAGTTGCCATTAGACTATATCCTTTGGTGCCAGGTCATTAAGTTTCTTTTGAAGTTCTGTGATTTGTTTTTGAAGTTCTTCAATAATCTTATTTTTCTGGTCAGCCGACTGAAGAAGAAAATTAATTATTTGTTCCCGCTCGTTCACTTTGCACTACCTCCGTGTAATTTTGTAAACCTTTATATCCTGGCTCAAACTTCCTTTTAATTGCTGCTTTTATACGACGTGGCCAATTATTGAAATCATTACTACATATCCACGCATCACACATTGAACAATAGAAACAAAGTTTAAAAGAACAGTCATAGTCTAATAAACGACAAACATCACACATGCATTGTTGTTGTGTTTGTATCACTTTGCGGTCCAAGTACCTGTTGCTCCATCACACACATAAAGCGATGTAGTAGTTGTGCCGTCGGTACGAAAATATAGCGACCCGCCTTTTGATGTTGTACACAGTCCAGCGGATGGAACCCCTGCTCCACTTTGAATCGTTGCAACTGCTCCGGCAGGTGACGGTACAAGGAACTGCGGGGCAACTATGCCTTGATTCCCCGGTAATAGCATAGTAGGGCCACCCAGTTGCACGCCATTTGAGATTGGAGAAGCAACAGAACCGCTACTCCAAATGACAGAGGTAGTATTAGGGGAAAATAGCGGACCCCCGGCAAAACCCCCAAACCCACCGCCGTTGCTTGCGAATACGCCATACTGCTTTGGGTTTCCTCCGACAGTTGTTGTCCAGTTTACAGTAATAGTTTGGTTGCCAGTAGTTGTTGTGCAACCTGTAGAGGGCGCTGAAACAGTACCCTCTAGACCATTCCACCAATAAGGCTGTACTATAAAAGACCATGTGCCAAGCGGAACTGAGCCTCCTGCACTTACTAAACAAGTTGGTGCTGCTGGAGGTGGGCCATTTACAAAGATAGAATCGCTATTATAACCAACTGAAATTCCACCGGGGCCGGTAACATTAAAGACGAGTGAAGACGTGTTTGTTTGCGAGCTAACTGTTGGCTGTAGTCGGGTAGATAACGAGTTGTTAAATACAACAGGAACGGCAGTAAAACCACTTGTTGAAAATTGTACCACACCGGTAACAGATGGAGACTGAAATATGTCTCCAGTAGGAGTACACCCATTGTTAAAAATAGAGGTACCGCCAAAAAAGACTGCTACACAAGGGTGCCCAACAGTATCCATTATAATAGGAAGTGCGGGTTCGCCTAATTCGATTCCCATATTCCCGGAGCCGCCCACGCTAATAAGAGGAGTCGCACCACCATTATAGTGGTCTTCTATAAGTTTGAAACTCCCTCCCGACGGATTCCCCAAAAAGATAAACCCGGATTGGGTGTTGTATGCTTTTTTTATGGTGAGGTCGCCACAACTGTTACAAAAAAATGGCGTGTTGTGGGTAACCCCGTTTAAGTAACTGCCAACGTTAAAGCTGACCCTGTCCATCGTGATACCAGACACAGATTGACCACCTACTCCACGAAGAATTAGCCCGAAACCCATATAATCAATACTGCCAGTGCTTGTTGTCCATTTGACATCATTAAAAGCGAGGTTGAAACCATTTTCCGCAAGCATCAAAAGGGCACCGTTTGCGGGGACACCTTGAAAATGGATACCGTTCATTGCGGAGCCGAACGTACTATCCAGGTATATTCCAGGGACGGCTTCAACCACCCATATCTTCGGGTAGTTACCCCAAGTGTTTGCGCCTCCGCCTCCAGAACCTCCAGTTGCTGTTGAGCGGTCACCCATGTACCGGAGACCGCTACCCTTTAACGCAATGGTTTCATGCAAATACAGCGTTCCACTTTGTACAACTGAGAGTAAGTAAGGAGTTAGGTCAGTATAATTGTTGATAACGAAGTAATTAGCTAATGATGCGTCAACAGGAATAAAGAGCGGTCCCAACCCATTCGCCGCTGTAGCCGCAGCAATCAATCCTGGTCCAGCGTCTAAGCGAATCCCTGCTCCCGAGACAGTAGCGCCTGCGCTTGCGTTCAACGTAAGAGTTGTAGTACCTGCTCCCGACAAAATCGTGGTTGAAAGATTGTTGTTCGCTCCTACTATTGGAGGCGTTGTTGGAATCCAAGAAGGGAAGCTTATATTACTCATCAAACCAGAACCAAAATCATCAAAAGTCGTATCTGTTACGAACGACGCTGCTGCTTGTCCTTGTGGTCGGCTTACCCCAATTAAGGTTTCGGCACCAGTGGCTCCACCATAGATATAATAAAGCCAAGCATTGCTAACCGCATTCCAAGAGAGATGATTAGCCGCGAAAAAAGTTACGGTTCCGCCTGTACAGCTAGTCACAGCTCCGTTTCCGGTATTTGTGGCTGTATCAGTAAACGTAAAATGAGTGGCATCGGTCGGTGAAACTGTCCGCCAACCGCGAAAACTTGAATCAGTTGGGCTACCCGGGGCACCGCCGATATAAGCTTCTGCTCCGACACCACCAACCAATAACGGAGTGGCTGTAGCAGTTGTGCACGTTACTTGAACGCCAGAACGAGTACAGGAAGTGAGATTAATAACTACCGCACCTCGCGCTGCTTGTCCAGTTGTAGTACAAACCTCAGACGAAGCTGGAGTGTAGCCCCCGCCAGTAGTACGAGCTATAACTCTATAGCAAGTAGTAGCAGACCCTATAGCACTCGGGGTAGTAAGACCTGTTCCAGTGCCCATCGTTGCTAGAACATTTGTTATTGCTAGTCCAGTTGGTGTGGTCAATCCTGACGCTGTTCCAGCGCCATAAACAACAACTCCATCGCCATTAATAAAGGTACTTGCTGAAGAAATCGTAGCGACAGCAGAGCCCGAAGTCATGTTCGCTGTAAGGCCGCCTGCACAAGGAGTAGTATTCCTATCGCAAGCGCGAGCGCCAAATCGTGTTATATCAACGTAAGGATTAGGACCCTTGAAGTGCAAATCTACATCAAAAGCAAGCGGATTGGGAGAGGTAATAGGACTAACTAAAGAACCGGCGGTAGGACCAACTTTTACCCAAGCTCCATTACTACAAGAATAAAAATCACCAGTTCCAGTATTTACTGCAATTTGAGAGGTAGTACAACTTCCAGTTGGAACTCCAGCAAAAGATATAGTCCCACCAAGATTTGTAACTACACCATTAACAATACTATGAAAGGAATTTGAAGTATTGTCATACCACATAGCACCACTAGAAGGACTATTGCTTCGTCCAATAACTGGGTCAACTCTTGGGGTAAATTGTATAACGTCTGCGTTTAGTTCGTCTTTAAAGAAAGTTGGCATTAGCCTACTGTTTCATTAACCATTTGATGTTGTGGTGCTATTTAATTCACTATAAAATAACTGTAACACTTTGGATTAGTCGCTGGCGCAACAGTAACAGCTATAGAAAAACTAGTGCTCGCTACACGTGTCGTGATATTAGGCTCCGGTACCGCTGTCGCTGTGTTGCACGTCACGCTTAACTTTGTCCCAAGCGAGTCGTCTTCAATAACGAAAATTTGAGAATTTGCCGTTACGGCTGTTGTATTAACCGTAACTGTTGTCGCAGCGGCGGGTAGAACAAAACTTCCTGCTGTAGCGGAACCACAAACGGCAGGAGAAGCACTAGAGGAACAATTTGATGTCGTTCCATAAAGAGGAGCCGAAAAGGTACGGTCAGTAACAATACCCCCGCCGCTTATAAGGATTGCTTGTGCACCAGCTACAGCGATGGCAAGATTTCCTCCAGGAGCATACATTCCATAGTTCGGAAACGATGAAAAACTAAACGAAGGTGCGCTAACGGTCCCATTGGGAGCCAATATCGGAAAACTAGGCGTGATCGTTCCTGTTCCACTCGGGGTTAATGAACCCCCCGTACCAATAACTAAAGCTCCAGTATTTGTTCCTGGAGTAATAGCGCTAAAAACAGGAGCCCCTGCTCCCCCAATAGCAGCTACAACACCATTAACAACTCCTTGAAAGGCGTTTGAAGCACTATCATACCATATTGCACCGTTAGTAGGGCTATTGGCCCGACCTAAAACTGGAGCAATACGCGGTGTATGTTGAACGATATCAACATTAATTTCATCTTGAAAGAAGGTTGGCATTTAATTTACGTCTCGCTCAATTGAAACTTCGGGTCTCTTAAAGAGAGTAGTTTTGTCTAACTCACCCCGTTTTTCAGCTTCAATTAATTTATGAATAGAATATTCAAGCATTTCAACTGTCTCTTGGCGTCTGTCAGGAGGGGTATTAGCTATTAGACCCATGAATGATACCATTTGACATTGCTTGCACCTGAATACAGGCGGGATTGGTTTACCGTATTTATTTTTAGAATTGTACGTCCATTGATGAATCCCACAAGTAAGCAGTACCTTATTAGGGTCTAAGGCTTCTGAAGCAAGCTTCTCTGCATCGCGTTTTGAATAAAGACTCATATTGTTTCTATAAAAGGTTCCCAAGAGGAGAGGGAACGGGGTTACCCGTTGAGGCTTGGAGGGTGAAGCCTACTCTTGGGAATTTCGATTAATATTTTCCTTAATCCTACGTGCTTCTTTTTCAAACTGAAGACTTTGAAATTGATTAACGAACATTCTAACTCGGTATCCGATAAGTCCTGAAAGAGCAATAGGCCAGTTTATAGCTACTAAAACAAGGGTTATTAGTATTGAAGGTAGGATGATACCTACATACGTCGCTACTTCAGGACCCATTTTGGTGGAAAGATTCCTAATAACTTCATTCCCTTCGACCTGCGGTCCATAGTGGATTAGGCGTTTTCGCGTAATCCAGCTATCGAAAGTACATAGGGCGAAGTATGTAAAGGCTAGGAATAGTAACATATAAGATGGAGCTATCGGTTGGACTCGAACCAACATCTGCGAAGGTACAAGCTTCGTATTTTACGTTAAACTACGATAACATTTAACTTCTAAAGGGTGGCCGTCACTGATAACTCATATTTCACCTATCTCCGAGACGGCTCCAGAGGTAGAGGTAGGTTTATGGGCTACCCGATTTGTGCGTACTCAACTTGAAAGGTCAAACCAACCAATCCAGTAAGAGTTCCTGCAAGTTGATAGGCAAGCTGGTCACCAGCATTAAGGAATGTTGGGAGTCCAGATGCGGCAGAGTTCATAACACCGTTAACGCGAGTATTGGCAGTTCCACTTAAAGAAAGTGGGGCGCTAACAATATTACGAACGGTCGTTCCGTTGTCAGCAGTTGTAGGAGCGACAGCATCAGCAGTGACTTTGACGATATTTAAAGTCCCTGAAGTCGAAGTAACTGTAAAGTTAGCGCGTACAGCGATAATCTGACATGCCCAAGGAGCTTGGTAAATCCAATCAGAAGCCAAAGAAGCAGCAGCTAACTGGGTAACTGTTACAAACTCCCTAGAAGTTGGTTTAAAGTTGTTGGAGACAAGGGTACTATTAGTACCAAGAGTTCCAAGTTCGTTAATCTGAGAGAGCGGTCCCAGAACCGGGTTTTCATTTCTAAAAAGCATATTAGTTTTCTCCTATGCCTTTTAGATTAAACAACTGAATCAAGTTTAACCGCCACGGAACAAGTAGCCGCGTTAGCAGGAGCCGCCGAGAAAGTAACAAGAGCCCCTGTAGCCGTAATAGTGTTAATGGAAGCTGTGATGGTATTCGCAGCCGTATCAGCAACGTTAGCTGCGCTTACACCAGAACGAAAACCTTGAGCAACTGGAAGAACTGCACCAAAGTTGACCGCACCAGTAGCCTGAGGATTCGATTCAGCAACCGAAGAGGCATTAGTGACAGTAACTGAAGATGTGGACACCAAGTTAATAACAAAAGCCCCGTTATTTCCCGCGTTGGAGAAGCCTGCAAAGGTAATAGTTTGACCCTTGCTAAACTGACTAAATGAACCAACACCAGAGTAAACGGCCTGGTTAGCAACGCCGCCAAGAGTAGCCGGAGCCGTAACAGAAAGAACTGGAATCACAACAACCGGACGCTGAAAGATTTTCTGAACACCATCAATCCAGTTGACAGTGGCGGTAGTAGTCGCCCCGTCTCCCACGAAAGTAGCGATACCCATCAGCTCTTCAGAGAGCTGTCCACCAAGTCCATTATTTATAATTTGACCCTGAGCAGCCGAAGAGGGCTGACCAAGATATGAAAGAGCCGCAGCAGCGATAGCCATTTTTTATTTTCCTTGTTTTAAAGTTTCGTTCTATATTACGCCTTAGTTGTTTTATTTTCTAATGCGTGAATTTCATGTACTTTAAGTTCTCCACAGGACGTACAGACAATTGGGATAAGTACCTTACCTGTGGATTCGATTGCAATGTGTTCCAATGCAAAGAATCGATGTTCCCCACGACATTCTTTAGATGTGGACATATTCCCTTTCCTAGCCTCTTTCCTACATTACAACTCCAACATAAAGTTTGGAACCCTTTGGGAAAGTTATTTCTAATTAACCAACGATAAAAATGTTCTCCACCTTCGTTATTTAATTCTTTTCGATGGATATTACCATCGTTATTAATATGGTCGATAGTTAAAAGCTCAAATGTAGAGTCAAAACAACAAACACAGATGGTACCATAATGACTAAAAACTAATTCTCGCTCTTTTAATCGACGCTTAATAGCATTTTGGGCGGTACGAACTTTACAAAAAGAACAGTTTACTTTATTTTCTAACGCTTTATTTTTGCCACATTGAGTACAAAGTCCCTGAGATTTCCATGTATCTCGTAAAGACTTCATGTATTCATATCTATTACTAGTACGTTTCCTACCTACCATCACATACCCTGTTCAAGCTTTGTGGTTCCTTTTGTACTTGGTTTGAAGAGTGCTTTAACTGATAGTTTGTTCCCATTTTTATAGACGCCAATGACGCCCCCCGGTTTCACTTTTGCAAACTTATAATCATTATGTAACATGTGTGATACCTCTTGTACCACACTGGAATGAGTAAAGGTTATTGAAGGAACCCCGTCCTTAATACCTGTTAAAATAGAGTGCTTAATCCTTGGTTGAACCCTATTTCTAAACTGATGTAGAGACTCCCCATTTGGAACTACTGTATCACTATTATGTTGAAAGAAATCAATATCTTTTTGGTTTTCAGACTTAGACAGCCCCGCTAAGTAACCAACATTCCAAGACCTTAAATCCGGTGTCTCGGACGCCGTAATGCCCTTTGGTTCAAGGACTGTTTCAGCCGTTGTCCTAGCTCTCGCGGTATCAGAACTATAAGCAGTACCAAGATTAGTATTGCTGAAGTAATCCGCGAGACGAGACGCATCATGTTGGCCCTTGGCACTAAGAGGAAAGTCTAAAGCCCCTCGAAAAAGTCCCTTTGCGTTTCCGTCTGTCTCACCGTGTCTCACAAAATAAGCAACAAGCTTACCAGGATTATCAGTCTTCATTGATGACCCTCTCCTGGTGGGTTAGAAGGCTTTGAAGGCCCTTTTTAGTCTCTCAAACACTGACGGTCCGCTTGGAACTTTAAACCTAATATACTTTAGCGCAGCATACGCAATAACAATTAAAGCTAGTTCTGAACCGGCCTTCAAGAGAAAGAAGAAAAGTGGTATTAAGAAGAACAATATCACTGTACTATCCGACTTGCTCGAAGGCTTTGGGCTTTTGGGCTTATAGTCTCAACCGGCTTACTAAGGAATTCTCGAAAGGCATCCATAATCTCGGCAGCTAATCCAACATTCGCGCCAGGGAAACCAAGTTCCGTCACTCCAACAATCTCACCAGACTTCTCATCGATAATCGAAGAACCGCTTGCACCAGCAGCTTCAAATAGATGGACTAGATAACGCCCCTTACAGGGTGAACATTCAGCGTCGCCGGTCATTTCTTTTGAAGCTACAACTCCCAAAGCTACTTGCTTTGCGAGTCCAAGGGAGAAATTAACTCCATAAACCTTGTCTTCTAGGTCTGGGGAGCCATTCTTATCGCTAATCTTAATAGACGGATATTCTTTATCGCTTTGAAGTTCTAACAGTGCAAAGTCATAAGAGTCGTCGTTTTCAGCTTTTACAACCTTAACTGGCTGAAACTTGACTTTCTTATTTAGGTCCTCTGCAATAAAATACTTAGAGTCAGCACTTCGTCCATCACCTAACACACAGTGTCCAGCAGTTAGAAGCAAATAAGAGTTGCGAAAAGTTGAAGTTTGACTAGCCACATGTGCAACAACTGTGCTTGAACACGTAAACCTTGGTCCATCACCTTCATCAATGAAAACAGCCAATGAAGCATCGAAAGCTCTTTGATGGGACTTGCTCATCTTAGTTCTATCTACTTCCTGAGCAATACTAGAAATTGGGGTTGCTATGAAGAGTATAGAAAGAAGTAAAGCAAGGAGTGTTTTCATTTTAGCCCTAGGTATAACTACTATTTTGTCGTCTCTGTTGAGCAGTTATTAAGTCCTGTTCAATGTTTCCGAAGATATCAGTACTGCGCTTCTTGCTACCTTTGAGTCTTAAACACATTGCATACTGCATAGCATTCAATAAATGGTCATTCCGCTTGCGGGGTTTCTCTTTTGAAAGCCCCTTCATCTCACCCTTTGCCCAACTATCATACGTATAATGGGTTATTTCATGTATAAAGTTCGGTAAATCCCCCATCACAAAGAACTTAGGATGTCTCGCTCCGGGTGTGACTGTTGCGGAAATGTACTCTTTGCTGACCGCCAATCCGTAATCTTCGCCAACTTCAGGTAGTCTAACTGGAATATCAGCTTCACGATATAACTGTGCGCCATTCTTGTGGTTCTCAGCCGCTCGCTGGCTGCCCCACTTAGGGTCAAGAAGCCAATAGTCAACAGGCTCACCTTGACAACGCATTTTAATGCCTTTTGCGTGTTCACTTACTATTCGGTCTCGCTCGTAGTATTCTCTGTAAGCGAAGTAGTTTCCTTGTTCATCCACGGCAAGCCAAATACCAGCAGTAATACCAGTTGCAGCAGGGTCAATAGAAACAATTCGTTGCCAAAACCTAGGGATGGGAAAGGGTCGTATACAGTGTTTGGATTTGTCCCACCAAGGATATACCAAACCAGAACGCCTAACGAACTTCCCATATAATCTTGCGCCCTCTTCAGGGTCTCCACTCCACTTTTCGATTAACTTCTTCTTCTCGTCCTCAGGAACAAACGGGCTATTTAGTGTTGAGAGCTGACAGAAAACTAAGTCGTCGTCTCCTGCAAGGAACTCTTCGTAGAGGTCGAAGACCCAAGGGGTTCGGACTCCACTGTTGATGTCTGTAAGTGGGGTAAGAGTGAGGAGAATTCGTCCTGCGCAATCGACTGTTCGTTGGTAGCATTCGTCAAAGATGGACTGTTCGCATTCTTCATCGAGCCAAACGAGGTCGATGGAGGCTCCTTGAAACTTATCACGTCCAGCTTCGGCAGACTTACCTGTAAGGAGGCTTCCATTTTCGAAGAAGATTTGGAAATCTCCATCTTTACAATCTCGAATAGCTCCGTCGCTCGGTAAAAAAGCAGGATGAGACTTGCCATGTCGTAGTTTTTCGTACCAGATAACGTCTCTAAGAACGTTGTTCGTAACTCCGACGACCCAAACGTTATTAGGTGGTTCTGGGATGGGAAGGTCTCTAACCCATTCCCAAGCAGGTTCGTCTCTGAAGTACTCTTTTCCAAGGCACCAGGCAACGGCGATGAAAGCTCCGAGAACGGTCTTGCCGCTTCTATTCCCGCCAAGAAGTCCGAAGATTTTCTTGGTTCTATCAAATTTTCTGATTGCATCCTTCTGCTCCGCCCAGGGCTCAAAATACTTAACAAAAGTATTCTTTCGCCGCTTCTCCGTCATGGCGTCTAATATAGCTAGACGCTCCTCTTCTGGTAGTCTATTAAGCCTAGCCAGTACATCCTCTGTTTTATCCCCCGAAGACAAACTCATAAGAAGTTGAAGCTCCACTCCCGACAACTGTTAGAGCGGTGATTCCGCTCAACCCTAATACTGATTCTCCAAAAGCTATAAAAGACCCTGGTTGAAGAGTAATAACTGCGTTACTTGCTCCTCCATTAGGTGTCCAAGTTACTGTAAGAGTCTGAGTAGCATGAGTATTCTTAATGTAAAGGAAAGTAACTGGACTAACTGGAATAGTAATAGCAGTAGGAGAAGTTCCTACAGTAGCCCCACTAGCCTCAGAGAAGACTGTTCCAGGGGTAACTAATGCAGTAAGTACTTTTGATAAAGCAATTGTGCCGGAAACGGAGTCCGTAGCTTTAATAGAACCGGATAGTGTGACTGAAACGCTCAATGTGTAATTAGCTCCGAAGGCTTAGAAAGCTTCTTTCTTATGTTATCTATATCTTTCTGACTCAAATCTCCAAATACGTTTACAGTTGATTCCGGCCCAGTCCAACCATTCATCTTCGCAATCTTAAAAACCACTTCAGCAGCCGAATCAAACTTTCCCTCAACCTCTAGTTTTTCTGCTAAACTCAATAACTTCCCAATCGCGGACTCTTTCTTATAGTTTGGATTCGACCCTAATTCATTAAAAAACCGATGTCTAGCTTCCCATAGGACTCTCTGAAACGTAGCCCTCTTCAAAATCTTATTACAATTCTCAATAGACTCAATCCGGCCTAGTTCAGTTACAGCTCCTGAGAGGCTACATCCCGTCCGGGCCATCAAGTCAGCGGCTTCGAGCTGCCAATCGTCTAGTTTGAAATTTGACACAAGTCTTAATAAACCCAGAAATCAGGATTCCCCCATAGATAGTTACACCTATAATAGCTAAGACTAAGTTTAAAATACTCCCCTCCCCCAGGTCCAATCTCTCTCTACAAGAGAGTATTCGTTTGAATTAGGCAAAAACCGGAATTTTACCTAAAGATACTTCCAGACCAACTAGTCCCTCAATCTACTCAACAACTTACACACTGATAACAAACAACTTAAAGTCCTTTCAATTGTTTAACTTACAGACTAAATAACTCTATTATTATCAATAACTTACCTTTTCATCTATATTGAGTATAGGACCCTGCTAAGTTCTTTGTTATCTATAGTTTAAGTTTTATGATTTCTAAAATTTTGTATGGGCTGTACCACAGTTTCCTTC